ATGACCGACTCCCTCCACGATCGCCTGCAGGCCATCTACAACCAGCTCAAGGACTTTCCCGAGGCCGGCCGCTGCGAGCACGGCACGCATCTGAAGCCGGCAGCGTTCGTCGCGTTCCTGGAGCTTCGGCAGCTGATCGAGCGCGAGGTTCTGCCGACGCTGCATCAGATGCAAAACCGCAAAGACTAGGAAGAACTAGGTGATTGTACACCTTGCAAACACAAGGGATAACTCACTGATCTGACTCGACTCTGTGCAAGCCTGTGGCATCTTCCGCGTGTCGCATAAACGGGGGCTTCGCTTGTTTATCAGTTTTCACGCAAATATCAGCTATCAGTCCGCTCATTTCGTTGAGCGACTTCTACTGAGCCAAGTAGGCAAAGAGGGCGCTAGTGCCACTATCTTGCTGTGCACGGGCGGCGGAGATAGCGATGCCGGGATCGGCCTGTACCATGTGATGAAGGCACTGCCCTATCCAATCCATGTTCATGCCGCAGGCATTTGCGCCTCGGGCGGTGTTTCCACACTCGCAGGTGGAACTAGGCGAACCTGCTCTCCCGGAACTCACTTTATGCTCCATGGGAGCAAGGCTCCTGACGGAACACTTTCACCACACGTAGGCATGACTCGAGATATCTACAAAACGCAGTTCGGTTGGGATCAAAACAAGCTGGATTTTTTCTTTTCAACCGTGGACGAAAAGTGGTTCGACGAATCCGTTGCGCAGGCAGAAGGTCTCGTTGAAGCGATACAGCCGTTCTCATTTCCTGCCGACGCAACAGTTCATTTCGTTCCAAATTGACTATCAAGCGACCTCAGCGGTGTCGTTTACGCATTCCGCCGCATCCCATATACTGTTGGGGGAGGCGCACGGGTAATTCTGCGCTTTACGGCTTCGTGCACCCCGAGATCAGCGCCATCGCCTGATCGAGCGCCGCGCTCAGCCGCAGCGCATCGGCGGCGAGCAGATCCGCGTCGCTCACGGCATTGCCTGTCAGCTTGTCGCCCACGCGCGGCGGCATGGAGGGCACGTCGCTGGCCTTGATGCAGGGAACGGGCACCGGGACTTCCACGCGCTCGGTGCGGACTTCGATCGCAGGCGGCGGAGGATGGGCACAACCGGCGAGGGTGAAAGCCGTTCCGCTGATGGAGGCGAGGATCAGGCGGCGCATCAGAGTTGTCCTTTCGCAGTCATGACGGCCGGGCTCGTGCGGCAGTCGGCGCCAGAGCCCGCAGGAGCCCGCTGAGCGTCTATCCTGGCGGCAAGGCCCTCGCGCACTGCAGCGCGGTCCTTTGCCTGCGTCAGCGCCATCTGCCCGGCCTGGACGCGCTTGTCGGCATCTGCCTTCAGTCCCTCGACGGCAGCGTTCTGCTCATGCAGCGCGGCGGTGAGCCTGTCGTTCGACTGGCGAGTGACCTCCTCGGCCTTGCGCCAGCCGTCGCGCTCAAGCTTCAGCGCCGCAATCTGGCCGTCGCGCAAGATGATGCCCATCTGCCACCATGCCAGTGCCGCCAGCAGCACGATGATTGCGGCGCCCATGACGCGCTCGCGGCTGCCAGTGATCCACTGCCAGCCCTTGTGCAGCCACGTGCGCAGGCCGAGCAGCTGCTCGGCGATCCAGAACAGCCAAGTCATGCCGCCACCGCCATCGCCGGGAACATCGCGTCCATGAGCGCGCGAAAGTCGGCCTTGTCCTGATCGGTCATCTGATCGAGCGGTTTCAGCCTCGCTGCCTTGCGCGCCAGCCAGCGCGGGTCCGCCTCGATCGCCGCCGAGCTCATTCCGGCGAACAGCGAGACATCATCGGCGACGTGGACATTGTCGCTTTGGAAGTTGCCGAGGTGGCCAAGCAGCAGGTGGTGGTTGGCCTCGGGATCGCCGCGCTCCGTTTCGCAGAGCACGATCAGGTTGCGCGGATCGAGCTCGAGGTCGGGCCGGCCGAGCGCGACGCAGTAATGGAAGGGCAGAACATGGTGGACCTGCCGTCCTTTCACCGCCTTGTCCGGCCCGCACGCAGCGCAATGCGGATGCAGGTGCAGCACCACCTTCTCGACATGCGGCCAAGCCGGGCTGCGCGGCGGCTCGTGATGCTGGCCGTTGGAGTAGTCAGTCATGCCGCGTCCTTCATGCAGGCGGTGCGCTCGCGCTGGCGGCGCGCGGTGAGGCCCCCGATCGGGCACAGCCACTTCCCGTCCTTTTTGCGGGTGCAGGCCTTGCCGGGGCGAGGCGCTGGGAAGGTGCCCTTGTCCCAAGACAGGAACGCATCGCAGGCGGGGCCGATCCTGCCGGCGTCAACCAGCTTGCGCGCGGTCGAACCGCACCAGCTTGGCGAACCGATGTTGTAGGCCATGGACACCGCGGCGAAGCGCACGTTGTCGCGGCGCGGAATAGTGAGGGAGAGGCCCGGCGTGCAGCGCATCACATCGCTGGACGTGGCCACGAGCTCTTCCTCGAGCATGGTGCTGCACTGCGCTTCGGTGAACTGGTCCTTCACCGTGATCGGGCGGCCCTTGTACCGGGTCAGGCCATCACACGCGGTCGCCACGCCCACACTATCGAGATAGGCCTTCAGGTACAGCGGGCCGGAGACGTGCTTCAGCGTAGCCGTGCCGTCGACCTGAAAACTGACCTCGACCTTGCGGCCCGATTCCTCGGCCGGCACCGCCTTGAACAGCATGGTGGCCGCGGCGATGCCGACAATGGCGAGGAGAGTGCCTTTCTTGGCGCGCGATGGCTGGGGCGGCGGGTTACTGGCCATCGGCGGGCTCCTCTTTTGCAATGATAGGCATGACGCTGAGGTCGAGGTTGGCGCTGTTCTCGCCGACCCAGACCAGCAGGGTTGCGGCTTTCCGGCCGTGCGGCTTTGCGGTCCAATCGACGATCGATCCGCTGCCATCCTGATCGCGCCCGGACATGAAGTTGCAACGCCCGGTGACCCCGCGGACCGCGCCGCACAGCGAGATCACCAAGCTGTCGGCGTCACCGTGGCAAAACTCACCCCACGGGATGGCCACGAGATCAATGTCGCGATTGAGTGAGCCATGGACGGTAAGTGCATACCCAGCATCTTTTGCTGCCCGGCGCATCGGCGGCAGGATCAGGTCGAGCAGCGCACGGTTGTAAGCGCCCTGCACGATGTCGTCGGCTTCGGTGCGGTCGCGCATCAGAGGCCTCCCACAATTTCGCCGTTGGTGATGTAGCCGTGCCAGTTCCCCCCCGCGCTGCCGTCAATGGAAGGCGTCACGCTGAGCGTTTCGAACGATGCGTTCTCGATGCCTCCGGCAACGGCCCAGCAAAAGTCGGACTTGCATCCCTGCCAGTCATCGCCAGCCTCTGGCGCGCAAGCATCAACGATTCCGCATTGACTATCGGGTGTTCCCGCGCTGTCGCCGGCGCCGCGATACGACCCGTCACGCCCTTTGAAGAGATAGAAGCTCTCGACGAAGCAGGTCTGCCAGCTCGTTCGCTTCTCAGGCAGTGGGCAGCGAAAAATGAAACCGACACGGCGTCCTTCGAAGGTCAGCCATTTCGGATCAAGGTCGGTCAGCCTCACTGCCCGTCCCCCTTCGGCTTGATGCCCGGCTGCGTGCGAACACGCGCCCAGATCGGGATCACGGTGAAGACGGCGAAGGTGACCAGCGGGCGATAGTGCTCCGGTACCAGCGCCAGGGCCTGCTGCGTCTCGTTCGGATAGGCCACGGCGTAGCTCGCCAGCGGGCCCACAAGCAGGGCCAGCTGCACCGAGGTGTACTGCAGCCAATGGCGCGCAGAAGCGCTGGCCGCGTTGATGCGGTCGAGAAGGCTCATCGATGTGTCCTTGTTCAGGTTTCGGGATAGTCCGGCGCATCGGCCGGAAAGGCCTTGCGCAACACTTCGCGGGCTTGATGCAGCGCCGCGTGTTCGGGGTGGCTGGTCTCTACGATCGGGATCAGCGCCATCACCACTTGCGCCAGCGCCATTGAGCGGTTGTCCGCCTGTGCAACGCGGGTCTCGAGCAACTTGATCCGTTCATCCTGCCGTGCGCCGGCGAGGCCGAGCAGCCAGCGCAGGAAGGCGAAGCAAGCGACCAAGATAGCCACAAATCCGCCGAAGAGGCTGTGGTTGTCGATGGTGCTCAAGATGCCGAGATCATTGTGAGAACTCACGGCAGGCTGCTCGGGTTCGTCACATAGGTATCGCCGTAGTACCTGCCGATTGGGCTGTTCGCTTCCTGCCACAGGGCATAATCGCGGGCTTCGACTTCGGCATAGCTGCGGCCGGAAATCGTCAGGTCTTCCATGTAGATGCGCTGGATGATCCGCGAGGATGACTTGTTGCCGAAGCTGGTCGCATTCGACCACGCGCCGACCGGCCCGAACTGAGCCAGATTGTAGTTGAAGTTCGTGGTCGTAAGCGCGCCGCCGGTCGGGCCGTTGATGCCGACCGACTTGAAACGGGGGGCCAGCGTTGACCATGCGGAGGGCGCTTGCTTGGTGCCAAGCTGATTGGCGCCCGTTGGAAACTGCACCGAACCGTCTGCATAGAGCGCCATCAGGCCAGCCCCGGTACCACTCGCGATCGATGCAAAGGGCGGCTGAGCTGAGAGCGCCGCACGGGTGAGCACATCCCACACCGAATAATAGAACTTGTTGTTCGGATTGGCGATGATCCAGTTGAGCAGGCCCTGTCCGGGGTTAATGCTGAGCCCCTGGAAGCTGGTGCCGTTGTTCGTCTGGCTGATGATCACATGCAGCCCACCCTTGGTGCTGCGCTCGGTCTTGAGCACGCTGGCGGTGTCCGCCGTCGCCCCGCTGCTCCCGGCACCGCGCGAGAGGGCGTATCCGCTGAATGTCGTGGTTGTATTGACCGTGCCAGCGGTCGGGCTGGACACCGTACCGCTGACATTGAGCTGATATGTGCCACGAAGTCCCAGCGCCCCACCAGGTTCGGTGCTGGTAAGCTGCTGAAGAATGCCAGTGCCGGTGCTCAACCCCGCAATCGAGAGCGTCTGCCCCGATTTTAGCGAACCCAAAGCGACCGCGCTAACCGTCATCGTCGTACCGCTAACGGTGCAGGTGAAGCTGCACGCACCCAACATGCTCGTGAAGTAGCCCGCCCCAATGTTGGGATAGACGCCCGAGCCCGGCGCCGGGCTGCCGGACAGCGGATTGGCCGAGTGGTTGGGTTCGAACAGGATCAGCGAACCGGGCACAAGCAGGCCATCGGTCGCATCCGCCCAAGGAAGCGTGGGATCGGGATCGACACCGCCCACGGTGGGGATGATCCAGTCAAGACGATAGGCAACCATGTGTCAGGGTCCTTGTGTCAAAGCGCTGCGAGGCCGGAGAACCAGCCGAGTGAGCGGATTTTGCGGTAGTAACGGAGCGCCCAGAGCGCGTAGCCAAAGTCGTTCAGGTGCAGGAAGTCCGTGCCCGTCCCGTCGAAAGCCCCCGCGCGCATACCGGTCGGAATGTAGCCAGCGGCAATATCGGCGGCATCGGTGTGACCGTTGGGATAAGCCCCATAGTTGTCGGGGACGAAGCCGATCGCGGTCATTTCGTCGGTGGTCGGCACGGCGTTCAGGTCCACGAAGCGCGGGCCATAGACGGCCGATATCGCGTTGTTGATCGTGGTGAAGTTCGCCAGCGTATCGCCAATCGCCGCCAGCACGCCGCCCACCAGATAGCGCTTTTCGAGCGAAGTCTGGTAGGCGACGGAAGCCGCCAGCGCGTTCAGGATCGGCGTAGCCGAGCTGGTTCCGTCATTGCGGCCGTAAGTGAGAAGCTGGATGTTCGGGCGGCTCGAAACGCCGTTGTCGGGAATGAACGGCGTGTTAGCAGGGCAGGGCGTCGAAGCCCCAGCTGCGGCGCGCGTAAAGGTATAGGTGCTGGTCCCACGTCCTGCGACGTTGCTGCCCGAGAGCGTGCCCGGAACACCGGCCAGCGTGCCAGTGAGGGAGAGCGCACCGGAGAACCCGCCTTGCAGTAGAATGTCGACCGAATAAGCCGTGACAGTGACTGGCCCGGATGCCGGTATGGTATTGCCCGTCACCGTGATCAGGCACGAGGGGTTTTGCCGCCCGCTGATCTCGGCGCTGATCTCGTTGGGCTGGCCGTAGTTGTTGACTGCGGTTGCTTTGCCCGAAAGCAGCGCGGCAAGCTGAGTCGGGAATGGCCCATGCTTGGCCGAATAGGAAACCGGGATTGTGGTGCCATTGCCAGCGGTCAGGCTGTCGCCCCAGCAATCCACCACGTTATACGGCAGCACCGATCCACCCGCGCCGCCCTCGATCGGCTTGTATAGCGACCGATTTGCTGCCGAATCCCAGTAGACCACGTTCGCGCCGTCGCTGGTGATCGCAGGCGCACTGGCGTTGGAAGTGCCGTCAGTCAGATTGAACGTCGCGCTGTCCGATTTGCGCACGCTCACCAGCTGCAGCTTGCTCCCAGTCGTGATTTGGGAGGTGACAGTATAGTTTGCGTTGGTCGCCACACCGCCGCCACCACCGAGCCGGTCCGCAAGCTTGACGGCCGGTTGATCTGACATGACCGCGGTCGCCGGAACCGTCATTCGCTGCGGGAAGAAGCCTTGGATCGTGTCCCACGTCCCCAGGACGCGGTTGCCGAGGCGAAACCGATAGACCGAACCGACTTCTGCAGGCGCATCCTTGAATGTCGCGCCCCAGAAGGCGGTCATCAGGCGGTCGACGAGGTTAGTCGAGGTGTCATCGTCGACCTTGGTCTGTAGCGCGGGGAGTGTAATGCGCGTCGGCGCAAAGCCGCGGATCGCGTTCCACGTGGCCAGCAGCCTGCTACCAAGAATGAAGCGCAAAGCAGCGCCGGTTTCTGCCGGAGCTTGAGCGGTGGGAATATTGGCTACTGCGGCATCGATGCCAGCCTTTTGATATTGCGACCATTGAGCGCCGCCGACGTTCCAAGGTGCAATTACGCCGCCAGATGCCTGCCACCCAAGCAGATAGGTTGCGCTGCTGTTGGCATTTGGCGCGAGGAAAATGCGACCTGCTTGGATTGCGGAAACCGTCGCCGTTGGCAGCGTAGCACCCGTCAATCCAGTGCCGCTGGGCAGCGCATACGTCGGCGCAGTATTGACCGTCGCAATGCCTCGTGCGCCGACTCGAACGCTGGCAATCTTGCCGTCGTTACCCACCGTAATGAACGCGGTGTGCCCCACAGGGCCACCCGTTACGACAAGCTGATATTCGCCCGGCGTGCCGCCTGAGCCTGTGCCAATGCCGCCAGACAGAGCTGAGACTTCAAAGGGCAGCGCACCGCCAGCCGAAACCGAAGTCGTCAAAGTGCCAACTGCACCTTGATTTGCAACGACTGCCTGCAACGCCGAATCTAGAGCATCTTTTACGGTCACCGTGCCATAGCCGATCGCAGCCGCGCCTGCGCTCGACAGTAGGCTATTGATAAACGTTTGGACTGAGCTGCCGCCAGTTGCGCCAATGATTCCGGCACCGCTTGAACTCAGCAGCTTTGCAATGAATGACTGTACCGTCTCGCCGTTCGAAAGGCCGATCAGAGAGCCGCCCTGTCCGGACGCGGTGGCTGCCAGCGATGCAATCGGGACGTAGTTGGCGAGCGCGGCGTTGAGGTCGGCAGCGGTCAGTATCTTGCCCGGCTCAAAGGTCATATCTGGCGTATCCTGGCAAAGAAAAACCCCGCCGAAGCAGGGTCATGTGAAATCGGAAGCTGCATTGAGGCGCTTGATCAGCCCCAGTCGGGCTGAGGCGCTTCAGGCCATTTCGGCGCGGGCACTGGCTTGCGGAAAATTGCGCGGACCGCCTCGCGGTAGGCTGTGAAGTCCGCCGCGTTCTTGAGCGAGGCAGCCACGTCTGCCGCTTGCGTGTAGTCGGTGGCCGAAAGCAGCGCGCGGGCATCCTGCTTGCACTTGGCGATCAGCTCATCATCGGTTGGCGGCGCGGGATCGGTCAGCACCGGCAAGCCACCTTTCCCGACGGTGATCTGCTTTCCGACAGCCTGCCCGGCCATCATGTCGTAGTAGAGGGGGGCTTCGATCTCGACGGCATCCTCGGGAATGAAGCCCGAGTTGGCCTCGACCGTGTAGAAACCGCGCGTGGAAGGCGAAAAGTAGTGCATCGCGGGTTCCTCTCAGTAGCCGATGGAAAACAGGGTGCAGGTGGCAGACGATGCCAAGGTGCTGTGCACCGTCACGCCGCTCGCGGTCGCGTTGGAGACGAAGACCGAGACGTCCGAACTGCTGTCATCGCCATTGATCCAGGCGAACGATCCGTTGTTGAAGGCCGACGGATAGCTGAACGACTGCGAGGGTGAGGTTGTCACGGTGATCGTCTGGACCTGGATCTTGAAGCCGTTTGACCACTGGATGTACCCGCCCGTGCTGCTGAACGAAAAGGCAGTGATCGTGGGCGCGGCGGTCGTCTGAAGCTGAAAATTGGAGCCGTCGTAGATCATGCAGTAGATCTGCCCGGCTACCAGCTGTCCGGCTGTCAAGGCGACGCCGCCGACTTGCACCACTTTAGCGCCCAGCCCGTTAACGTTGATCGTGGTCGCGCCAGTGTTGGTGACATTCACTTTCACTTCGATCGCAAGGCCAGCGACATAAGCGGCCGGGGCTGGCGTCAGGCTGATCGTGATGTTGTTCGCAGACCCACTGTCCGCCGCATAGCTATAGCCGCCGCTCTGGACTGCCTTGGCGACGCCTTGAGCCGTGACTGCCTTTGCTGTGTCGCTGCCCCCCGCCACGTCGCTATTGGCAGCCAGCAACACGATGCCTGCCTGAGACGTGCTCGCGGAAACGTCGAGGCCGACGCTCAGCAGTTCCCACTGCGTTCCGTCGTACATCATCAGGTAGATTTGGCCCGCCACCATCTGGCCAGCCTTGACTGCATTGCCCTCGGAAAGGACTGCCTTCACCCCGAGGCCCGCATAGTTGAAGGTGACCGCGCCGGTGTTTGTGTTGGCCACTTGGATCGCGACCTGCATGCCAGCTGCAAGTGCGGTAGGAGCTGGTGAACTGGTGCCAGCCAGAGCATTGACTGCGCCGGTGTCCGCGATGAAATTGCCGCCCGATGCCGCAGCCCTAACTGCCAGCCCAAGGTTGGCCACGAAGTTGCTGAGGTCTCCGTCATCCGCAATGTTGATGTTCAGTGCGGTTGCCATCCAGGTCGCAACACCGGCGGCGACAAAGCTGGCTTGGCGGAAGACCTTGTTAAACTTCGCTGATGACGCGATGCCCGAAGTGAACCCGTTTGCGACGGCGGTGTCAGCCGCATAAATCGCCTGAGAAACGACATTTGCACCCGCCCCCGTGGCAAAGGGCAGGAAATCCGTGCTTGCGGGCATGAGTTACTCCGATGTCAGGTGAATTGGCCGAAGGCACCGAAATCGAGCCCGGCGACGTAGTCGGTTTCGATGTCGAGCCCGAAAAAGGGTGCGGCGGGAATGGTCGGAATGACGTAGGATGCTTCGACGCCGGCCGGGCGCAGATTGAGCACGCCGGCCGCGAACAGCTGTGTGAAAACCGGGTCAACCAGCGCGCCGTGCAACGCCAGCACCATGGTCATGTCGCCGTTGTCCTGAATTAGGATCTGGTAGCCCTGCGGCCCAAGCAGGATTTGCCAAGCGGTGTATGCGCCGGGGATCGAGCCGTCCCAGTGGTTGGCAACAATCGTTGCCCGCAGCAAAGTCAGGTAGACGTCATCGGGCAGCGCGATAAGGCCTGTCAGCGGCTCACCGGGGCTCCAGATCACGCCCTGATCCAAGCCCAGCCCGCTGACATCAAAGCTGAAATAGACCCCGTCCAGCGCGCTCGCGACATACCGACTCGCGCCGATCCACTCGCCAAGGATGTCAAGCTGATTGCCCTGCGCGAGGTCCAGATCGAATGCGGCATTGAGGCTGTTCAATGTCGCCAGCGTGTCAGCGAACGGTTGCACCGACGCTGCAACAGTCGCCATGAAGTTCGGTTTGTCAGCGTGCCTTGACGTGATCAGCCCGGTGTAAGGGCTAGTGTCGCCTGCCATCAGATCAGCGCCAGATTGATGTCGGCCAGCGCCTGCTGTGGGGCCTGATTGAATGCCATCGGGAGGTCGGCTGCCGTTGGCGATCCGGGATAGACCGCCATCGTGAGCGACGTCAGATTGAACGTCGTCGGAGCGCCGCTGCCTTGAATTGCTGCGGCGATGACCTGCGTCAGGAATACGCTTTCACCAATCGCCAGCGCGTTTATGTAGGCGTTGATCGCCGCGATGATGTTGTTGCCGGTCTGCACCGTGTAGCCGGCCAGCGGCTTCAGCGTGATATTGACCACGATCCGCTGATAGGTCGGCCGATCAAAGCGGACCGTTGACGGAATGCCGAATTCATCGGTCACGGTCTGCACGACGCTGCCGTAGGTTGCGACGCCGATCTTGCCATTGGCGATGGCAACCGCGATCGCCGTGCTGTCCCCACCTTCGACCACCAGCCAGATCGTGTTCGCCGGCACTCCCTCGGTATCAGTGGTCCTGGTGCTGTTCTCGTGCGCTTCTGCCCGTGAGACGCCCGGGATGTTGCGGATAGCGGCGAGGATCGAGGAGAGAGGAGTGCGCGCAGCAAGATTGGTCGATCGCGCTTGACGCTGACGAAGTGTCGAATCCTTTTCTACCGGGGCGCCCGGGGATGCGGCGGCCGTGTTTGTGACCGATATCCAACCACGGGTCGGGGTCAGGATTTTCGTGATTGTCCCGATCGCGGCCGAGATCGCGCCCAGCTGCGCCGCGGTCGCTGTGACCGTGATGGAGCTCCCGTCCGGGATGGTGACGCTCGCCGGCAGGTTCCAGACATTCCCCGACGTGTCCTGCACCTGCCCGTTCGTGATAAGGGTGCCAGCCGTGCCGGTGATCAGAACCTGAGCAGTCGAGTTCGATGGCGTTTCGCGGCGAAGGCCATTGATCTTCACGACTGAGGACAGGCCGACGCCCTGAGCAGTGCTCGGCGAAAAGCTGTTGTAGACCGCGATGGCGCCAGCATTCACGTCGGTGATGGCTTGCGCGATCGCAGCGATCCATTGCCCGTCCTGCGTGTCCGGCGTGAGCACGGCGTCGACGCCATAGATCTGCTGATAGGTCGCCTGAAGCGAGAGCAGGGTGTCGTCGAAAGAGGGCGCAGTGATGCCCGCCGGGCCCACCTGCGCGCCCAACGTCTGCAACGGATAGGTTGTCACTGGAGCGGTAGCCCTTATCCGAGAACCGATTGATCAAGCACGAAAGTAAAGTCGAGAAGCGCGAGCGATGGCGAAGTCCCCACTGGGAAACCGGTCACCGGCGCGACCGCCTGCGGTCCGCGGCCGAATGCCGCACTGAGCGCAAGAGCCTGTGCGCTGTAGGTAGTCAGCACGGTCGCATTTACCGCCAGCGCGCGATTGGTCAGGCCGCTGGAGTAGGCGGTAATCTGTGTCACGCCCGGCGTACCGAGGATCACGCGGCGGATCTCGGCGTCGTATCCTGCCTTGGGTTGCCGTCCGAGGATCTTGCCGCCCCAGTCGGTACCTTCGGTCGTATCGAGAAACCACTCGCCCTTGATCAGCCCGAGCCGGGTGTTGATGCATTGCGCGACCGCCGCCGGCGAATTGATAAGGAAGTTGGTGGCGCTGAGCCCAAAAGTCATGTCGCCGTTGGCGTCGAGCGCGCGAACTCTCACTGCGGGCCTCCGCTGATGCCGGATCCGGTCTGAACGCCGGTGTGGTGGTGCTCGTCGAAGTGGATGCCGTTGATGTAGACGCCGCCCGGCGCAACTAGATTGATGCGCTGCGCCTCGGGGTCCAGCTCGAGCATTGTGGCCCCGTCCGTACTGCGCAGCTGCGCCTTGCTCGTCGACACCCCGGTCAGGACGCGCGGCTGAGACCAGATCCCCGGGATGACGAAGCCATCGGACAGGTCGTGCATGCGGTAGACCATCGGGGGCTGGATGCCGCCGTTCTGCCACCAGGCATCGATGCAGCGCGAGGCAAAGACGATCAGGCACTCATCATCCTTGGCGATCGGCAGGGTCAGCGTCACGCCGCCACCGCTGGGAAACTGCACGGGGCAGTCGACCAGAAGCGGCAGGCTCACGTTGGTGGCTTTGCCTGTTTTCGGATCCGACAACGTGCCCTGGATTGAGGGTTGCACTTCGCAGGTCATCGCTGCGGGATCGAAGGACTGGATGATGCCGGGCAAAGCGGTCCAGATTCGGCCCTGCGCACCGCGCATGGCGATCTCGAGCGCCGTGGATGCATCGTCGAGGCGCTGGGAACGCTGCATCAGAAGATGCCCCGCTGGTTGAGTGAAGAGATGCCGGTGTCAGTGGTCTGGTCGAAGGAGACTCCGACAAGTTCGGTGTACCAGAGATTGCCACGGGTATCCCCCTGATGCTCCATCAGGATAATCCGGTAGAGGCCGTCATTGTCGAGGCTTGGGATGGTGTTGACGAACTGATAGCTGGCCGACACCTGCGCGCGCTGGATCGAGGCGTTGTCGACCTTGAACCGGCCACCCAACTCGAGGAGCGGGTTGAGGAGGCAGCGGACGCGGATGCCTTCCTGCGTCTGCTCAGGCCAACCAATCATCCCGGTATTCGAATTCAGGACCGTTGCCTCGCCGGGTTTAAAACCCTGCAAAGGCACAATGACGATGCGACCCTTGTCGTAGAAGTAGCTGTGGCCGGTTGTCGCCACGCTGCGATGAAGGACCTCGCGCGACATGCCATATAGCGCCTGACCGCGCGGAAGTTTGGCGTCAGGATCAAACTCGAATGACGACAGCCCCAAGCCTGTCGAGGCTGCCGCAGCGGCCGCCGCGTCGGCGACAGTTGATCCCGCAGCGAGCGTCGTGTTCACCACAGCCTGGTTTGCCGAGTATCCTTCGGCCGCAAGGATATCGATATAGGTGTCGACAGCGCTTTCGCGGCCAAGCCGGGCTTGGACGATTTCGCCATCGAAAACGACTCCGTAGGCCCCGTCCTGATATCCCGCCTGCAGGATCACGCGGGTGTATTCGTCGGTCTTGACCTTCTTGGCTGTGTCCGGATTGAGGTTGAAGACCCGTATCACCGCACTCTGCGGATTCTCCTTGTCCGCCTGCCTGATTCGAAAGGTAAAATGCAGCTGCGTGAGATCAATGCCCTGAGTATCGTTGCCGAGCACGAGGCTCGCCTTGCGGATGAACTGGTTGGGCACTGTCAGGCAGTCGCGAAAACAAGGTGAGTGTCGGTGCCTAAGTCGGCGAACGTTGGAGCATCGTCGCCGCCGGAACTGTTGAGCAAGTAGAGCGACCCACCGAGACCGAGGTAGGCGTATTGGCCAAGCAGATCCGTGCCCGTCACCAGCGCGATGCCTGAAACGATCGGCGTTCCAGTCGCGTCAGCAATATCCAGAACCCAACCGCCTTGGGCGTTGTTCCTCCACTGCAGGGTCATCTGATAGACCGCGCCGGCGAGCTGGATGGCAAAGCGCTGTGCCTCCGCGGTCAGCGGGATTTCATAGGCTGCCACAAGCGCCTCACGCGTAAGTAGGGAGGGGGCCAGACCAGCTGCCTGCCGCCTTTGTGCCCTTGTCGGTCACGCCCGAACTGGCCGCTGCATCCGCACGGTCGGCACTGGCAGGCATAGTGGTCTGAAGCGTGTCGACGAGGATGACCTCCTGCAGCTGCGCGGTGATCATCAGGATGTTTTCGGACGACTGATCAGTCTGGGTGCGGAGCGACTTGATCAGCATGCTGTCGTAGGCGCGCTTTCCCGTCTGGACCGAGATGAGCTCGGCACTGGACTGAAGGAGGAGCAGCTTCTCGTACAGGTCGCGCAGCGGCTTCGCGCCATCCTCGATGCCGGTTTGCTGATCCTGGGTCGCGGCGATCGTCGCGACGATGCCTGCCAGCGTGGCCGAAGCCTCCGGGCTGAACTCGTCGATCACCGGCGCGATCTGGCCGTAGAGGTCGTTCAAGTTCTGCGTCGACGACTGTGAGGTGAGCGCGTTGCCCAGCGCGATCGTGTTGTAGGCGGTAGACAGCTTGGCGACCGCGCTGCTTCCGCCTGTTGCGGCGACGACCGGCAGGATCTGGTTGTAGGCGTCGGTCAGCTTCTGGAAGTTGGACTTGGGCTTGGCGTCCGAGGTTGCCGGGTTCGCCTGACTGTAGGCGCCCGCGGCCGACCACCCGGCCTCTATCGTGAGCTGCGCGGGCATCTTGAAGGCATGGTCAGTGATCGGTGCGCCGCGCTCTACCGGATGTGTCGTGATGGTGAGGTCGTCACTATGCTGCTCGCGAACTGTCACCTCGGCTATGAAGCCGCCGATAGTCCGGATGATCGCATTTTCCGCCATGGTACCTCAGAAAGCGTAAACAGAAGCGTTGCTGACGAGGCGCTGATTGACCGAGTCCTGATGCCCGGCGATGTCGTTGGCGACGTCATGAGCGCCAGCGCCGTGGACGTGGATATCGGTCTTCTGGTTGATCGCCAGTCCGCCGCGGCCCGCACCCGACACACCAAGGTACTGACCTGCCCTGCGCAGGTCCCCGCGCGCGCCGGCCGGGCCCGGTGCTTCGAACTGGTCGATGACGACAGCTGCAACCTGCATCGCATCGCGCATGCGCTTGATACGGTCGCCAACCGCCGAATGTGTGGTGCGCAGCTCGTGCGCGACAAACTGGATCTGCTCCGCGAAGGTCGACTGATAGATCGAATGGCCGAACTTGCGGGCGAACTCGGCAACCCGGCTCTTTGTCAGCCATTGCGCGAGACCATAGGCACCGCTGCCTTCCCCGTTCCAGCGACGCTCGTTGAGACCAGATTCCGCCCAAAGCGCGGCCGCGATGCCCTTGGCCGCAGGAGCCGAAAAGCCGGATGCCATGAGCAGCTGTTCGGCTCTCCGCGACCTGGGCGTGTTGCTGTCCGCTGTCTGGCCGCCCGGCACGTAACCGCGGCCTCCGTTGTCGTTTGCGCCGCCCCGCATCCAATCCGGGGTCAGGTTATTGGGGTCGCCGATCGGATCGGTGCCATTGCGCCTGTACCTGTCAGACCCATAGCCGACCAAGGCGTCTGCGGTGTTGTCGAGTGCGCCGGAGGCTTCATAAGCGACGTTCTTCGCATCGCTCCAAGCGGCGGCCCAGTTCCCGTTCAGAACATCAGTAACCAGCTTCACCAAGCCGGTCAGCCCCTTGATGACGTGGCCAAGCGCGCTAAGCATCTTGTCGGCGAAGTTCTGCATGTACGGCGTCGCGGCCAGCTGGCCGAGTGCATCGAGCAGCGACATCACGTCTTTGACGATCTTCTGGAACTCGCCGCCGACACCCGACAGCTTTTTGCCCGACACGATGTCCTGAACCCAGCGCGAAAGCGCCTCGAGCTTGGGCAGCAGCCATTCCATGCCCTTGTAGAGCGCCACATCGAACGCCAGCCCTGCCTCGGCCTTCATCTCGCGCAAGCGGGTCGAAAATTCATTCGCCTTCCCGGCGACCGCGTCGAGGTCGATGCCGAGATTCTGCGCGAACTGCTTGTACTGGTCCTCGAATTGCCCCTGATCGCGCAGCATGGCTTGCAGCTGGATCAGGTCGATCCCGAGCACGCTCGCGAACGCCTTGGCCCGGAAGTAGGGCATGCTCTGGAACGTGCGCTCCAGATCGCGCGCCATCGCGACGGCGTCGCCCATATCTTCCGGGGAGACCCCGAGCCGGCGCAGGAAACCTTGTGCGCCCGGCGAGGACTTGGCGAACTCGGCCAGGTTCTCGAGCATGGCCTGCGCGCCCTGCGTCGAGCCGCCGAGCTGGCTCATGGCATAACCGAACGACTTGATGTCGGCAGCGGACGAGTTCAGCCGCTGGGTTTTCCAGTACAGCTGGTCCATGTCCTGCGCCATTGAGACGACGGCGGCGGTGACCTGCTTGGCGACATCGTACATCGCCTCGCCGAGTGCGACGGCTTTTGCGGTGGCGAACTCGAGGCCCTCGTTGAACTTCTTCTCGCTCTTGGGATCAACCTTGAAGCCAAGGCCGACCAAGAACTCTTTGATCACATTGTCGGCCATGAGAACCTCGTTCGATTCGGACACTTCATCGTGCTGGACACGACTCGCCTGCTCCTCCGACAAGGGCGGCCGACTTCAGGAGGACGACGATGCGATGGATTGCCTTGGGGCTCGCTGCATTGCTGGCAGTCGGGCCAGCGATTGCTCAGACCAAATTGAGTCCCGATGAGCGGCAGGATCTGATCGCCGCAGATGAGCGAGCCATCATCGACGCGAGGTTGAGGCTGGCCCGAGACCGCGCGATCATCGCGCAGGAGCGCAAGGTCGGAGCCGTTTCCGGGGTCGTTAACAAGCAGACGCTTCATGCCGCCGGGTCGGACATTGTGCGGATCGAGGAGCAGCTTCCAAAGCTCTATGCCCGGTATCGCGCGCATGGCGGCACCAAGCCGCTGGCGAAGATCGTTCCCAAGCCCGGTGCGACCTATAAGCCGAACCCATTCGACTACTGACCTACCGCCCGCGCAGCGCCATCTCCATGCGCCGCTGGTTCTCGTCCCTGACCGTTATGGCATTGTTCAGCCGGGCGATATCGCCGAGGCCGAGTGTGCCATCGAGCAAGCTTTCGTACTTGCACATACCCTCGATAACCGGCCGGAGGATCCAATCCTCGCCGTCCGGCATCGAGACGGGCTCGAAGCTTAGCTCCCCGCCGGGAGCGAACCCGAGCGGAGGCTGGTAAAAAAATCGGAGAGGTTCGCCTGCAGCGTGGCCCAGGTCAGGCGGAGCATGTCCGGCATGGCGATGTCGGCGAACATCATCTGATTGTGGCGGAACACTGGTGCCCATCCGGCGTCGCCATCCTGGCGGCGCATGCAGCCGTTGAGGCATTTCGCGATGATGTACTCGCTGTCCGCATCGGATAGCTCGCTGATGGCCTGCATCAAGACCGAGAGAATATCACCCCCTTCGGCGCCGTCGCGCATCGCCGCCAGCACGCCGCCGAGGCGCCGCGTGATGTGAAACTGTGACATCGCATCGAGCTTAGCCAGCCGGTAGCTGTAGCCGTTGACCTCGATTTCCTCGGCGCCGGTCATCAGATACCCCCGATCACGGCCGCCGGCGTGCCGGTGCCGAGGCGCTCTTCGATTCTGGTGGCATCAAACGTCCATTCCAGCACCGGCCCTTCCTTGTCGTAGACAACGTCAGGCAGCTTCCGGAAAGCGCAGCCGTAGCAGGTGATGTGATCACCGCGCGCATAGTCGCGGATGGAGATCACGTTCTTGCCCCAGACGATCGAGCTCGCCTTATCAGCGTTGTACATCGACATCAGCAGGGCGTTGACCGGCGAAGTCTTGAGGAGGCGAACCGTCACGTTGCCCGAATTGTCGGCGTGCAGCGAGTTCATCCCGGAACCGTCGGCACCAATGGTCAAGGTGTTCTTGTCTCCCCGCATAGCGGTCGTGATACCGCCCTCAGACACGCCGGCACCGGCCCCGAGCTGGATGTTGCCGTTGGGCCCAGCAATGGCCGCGACGACGTTCTGGAAAGAGTAGGATCCCATCGGTCAGGACTCCTTAGCGGTTGACGTTGAGGACGGCGTTCACGGTGTGGACCGCGCCCGCGAGCTTGACGGCCACCTGGATCGGCGGCGACTTTCTTGCGGCGCGGTCCGGCGCGCTCTGCGTCGAGATCGGCGGCGCGTAGATGTAGTAGCCGTTCGACAAGGTATCGCCGGTCTGCAGCTGGCCAAAACCCGCCGCCTGCCACGTCCCCGGTGCGACCAGCCCGTTTGTGATCGCCGCCTCCATCGACTGGTCGATGACGTTGACGATCTGGTGAATACCCGGATCGGTCTGCGGCACCTTGGGCTGAGAGGCGAGCAGGTTGAAGAGGTTGGTCTGGATTCGGTTCTGCAGCCAGTCGAGCCCGAAGATCTCGTCGATGTAGGCCAGACCGAAGCAGCAGCCGTTCACCAGCACCGAAGCGCCGTTCTGGAAATTGGCGAAGTAGTTGTAGCGCTTGGTGTCGAGCACGCTCGCTGCGTTCTGCGACAGCGGCTCGTAAGGCACGCCCGGCTCAACCTTCCACGCCACAGTGGGCATCGTGTTCGAGCCATTGAACTGCGTCGTCAGGATCGAGCCGAAGATCGAAATCACCGCGTAGGCATTCGTGGTCGAATACTGCCCGAAGGTCCGCTTGTAGCCAGCCGCGATCAGCTGCGAACCGATATCGGTGTTCGATGCGCTGTTGACCGCGTTGGCGTCGGCGGTGGTCAGGCCGAAGATGTGAGTGGTTGCCTCAATGAAGGCAGCGATCGCGAGGTAGTCGGAGTTGCTCGGCATCGTCGATGCGGCAAATGTGAGGCCATACCAGTACGTCGGGTTCGCATCGAGCGCGGTAACCGCCGCCAGCGCGCTTTCTGCTGCAATGCCGGCGACCGCATAGGCTCCCGCGGCAGCTGTGCCGCCAAGCAAGCCGGAGATATCGGTGCCACTTGCCGGCGCCTGAAGCAGCGAGACCGCCGAGGTGGTGCCGGTGGTGGTCGATACGATCTGGAACTGGCTGCCGGTCCAGACGCAGGTTGCAGCGAGCGATGCACCGGTGAGAGCGGTGGTGATCAGCGAGGCAACCTGAGACAGGCTCGTGGCGCTGGAGAGGTTGATGCCGGTTACGCTGGTCAGCGAGCCGCCATTGACCTGCACCTTGAAGCCACCGGAGGTCACCGCGGTGAAATTGGCCAATGCCTGCTGCGCCGCGGTCAGCGGAGCACCGTAGACCGCACCAGACGTCGCCGTGCGGGCCCAGCGGCCGATGTAGAGCTGGGTCGGCTGCGGGCTCTGGCCGAAGAACAGCTGAGCCGCGGCATATTCAGGCGCGCTGGTGCCGAAGTCGGCAGCGACGCCGGCGAGGCTGTTGTAGCTCCGGATCCGGGTCTGCGTGTCGATGACGGCGGAGTCGCCGAGCAGTAGGAGGGTCTCGATGTTCGCGTACTGCGCGCCCGCAGGCGTCAGGTTCACACTTGCGGTGATCAGCCGCGAGACGGGAAGTCCAGTGGTCATGTGTCAGCCTCCGGGAGGTCAGTGGGGCGGATTGTCGGTGTTCAGCGGAAGCTGAGTGCCGGTGGTGTTCTTGATGCTGCCGACCGCGCTCGCGACGGGCAGGATCGCGAAGGTGTCTGCAGTCTGGCGCTTGAAAGTGAAGGTGACGTCGATGCGGTTGGTCCACCGACTGTTGATCATTTCCGGGGCCCGGACCGGCCTGCCGGCGTCCTGAAGGACGATCCCGGCTGCGGTGAGCGCGTCTCGGTTCTGGCCGATCTGAAGGCCGTTGCGCGCCGCACGCGCCGCCTGCTGGGCCTTGGCGCCGTAGAAGCTTGCCATGACCTGCAGGACTTCGTGCTGGACCAGCTTGTAGGTGTCGTCGGCCTGCAGGGCCTGATACGGAAAATCGTCGTCATCGATCGCCAGCACGCCGACTGCGGCCCAGGTGCCATCAAATTGCGGCGGTGCACCCGGCTCTGCATTGAACCGGCGCACGACATTGCGAGGAACAAGCCCGGTGACTGCCGAGATGACGCCCCGGAATAGATCGTCCAGCGCCTCGTCGTTGATCGGCGCGGTGCCGGTTGGCAGCAGATAGCCACCCGTGCTGCTGTCATTGCTCATTGCGCGACCTGCCCGCGGCTGACCTTGCGCGCCAGTGCTTCGACGAAACCAGCGCCGTAGGTTGTCCAGTCCTGCACGAGAAACACCTGATAGACATCGCCCTGAAAGACGACCGTGTCGGACTTGAACCGCTCCAGATCGGTCGGCTCTATCGTGTTGCCGTAAGTGTCTGTCGCCACTGGTCCGAAAGGAAGTGGCCCTGTGTCGCTGGTGAACTCGCCCTCCCGGTAGAAGCGGAAGGCGGTGTAGATCGTGATCAGATCCTCGACTGTGGTCAGGTTGGCCTGGCGAAGCATTTCCGGATTTGCGCCAGACTGGATCGATCCTAGCGGGGCGGGGCTGATCAGCGTCGGAACAATGATCTCCACGCCGTTCGTGTCGTAGGTGATCTGACGCCGCCAGACGGTCATGGGCTGGAAGAAATCGTCGTCGCCAACCAGCTCGTCCATGTCGATCATGAGCGGGTGGCCTTGTCCTGACCGGCTTTGCGGATGACGAAGTCGATGTTGCGGCGATACTGGCCTGTGTCGAGCAGTGGCGTCTCGCCATCGCGGCCGCGGCGTTTGCGCTGCTTGATGGTGCGGTCCGCCAAGGGCGGGTCGATACCGTCGGTGATGAGGCCCTTGACCGCCGATGTGACTGCGAAGCCCACCTTGCCGTGCGCGGCGCGGATCGCTCCGACATCGCCGTCGAGGGCCTTGGGGGCAGCCTCGCGGTAGATCTTCTCGACCTTCGGCAGCGCGCTCTGCGTCCCGGGAACCAGATGCGGGCGCGCCGGGATGTTGGCATCAGGCGCGCCGAATTCGTTCAGGTAGCCGATCTCGGCATTGTTCAGGTGCGGCGTCGGATCTTCGTCGTCGGGGTCACGGAACGCGTGCTCCGATGCGATCCCGACCAGCACGCGATCCTGGACCAGCGCCTTGAGTGCAGCTTTGACGGCGGCGGTGCGATCCTTGGTGACCGCGACATTTTTCACAGCTGCAGGCCGCCGGCACCGACCATCTGGGCCAGTTGCCAGAACTGGACGCCGTAGGTCGTCGAATTCCAGTCGCCGGCACCTTCGATCGTGACCGCCGATGCGTCCTGGCTCTTCGAAAGCTTGTCGATCGATTTCGCCGTGGTTGGCCCTTCGATCGCTCCGACGGCGCTTCCTTTCGCGGCAGCTTTGGCGTTGCGGCGCTGCACCGCCATGTTGTGGGCCACGAACAGCATCGATCCGTGATCGAGCAGCTCGGCCCAGCGATCAGCGGGCAGACGCAGGACCGCGATGCCCTTCCAAAAATCGAAACTGGCCTCAGGATAGGCCGCAGTGTCCGAGAACTCCGGGAAAGCAGCGGTGAAGTCGCTGTATGTGAAGTTCATCGGGCCAAGTCCTGAAAAACAACGGGGGCGCCGCGCTGGACGCCCCCGCCTTCTTGTCGGTGACCGGCTCTATCAGCCGATGCCGTCGCGCCAGCCGATCGTCTCCGGATAGACGGTCTCCACGCGGCCGAGACGGCCGTAGTAGGGGACATCGATCCAGATCCCGCGGTACTGGGGCTGCATCGACTGCAGCGGCACCATCGGATAGCGGACGTAGGGTTCGTAGCGGGTGTAGGCCACCATGCGATCATAGGTTGCCGCAGCGCCGCCCGGACCGTTGAGGTTGGCCTTGTCGAGCCACTTCACCGGGTAGATTTCCAGATCGATGTTCTTCTGGGCGGTGAAGACGTTGTTCTGCTTCACGTAATCCAGAATGCTGACGTTGCCCGCCTCCGAGACCTTGGTGGTCGCGATGTAGCCGAAGGGGTTGGGCGCGATGAGGACGTTCTTCGGCGGAGCCTTGTAGCCCGTCGCGGCCCACACCGACACGAGCAGCTCGTTGAAGTCGGCCGTGATCTCATCGGGCGTCTTCGTGATCCACGGCAACGACGTGGCGGCGCCGGCAGCGACGTTGCCGGTGTTGCCCACCAGCGCAGCGTTGATGAGACCGGTCGCGCTGATGGAGGGATCACCGACATAGACCATCTGGTCGACGTCCATCTGATGCTTGAGGTTGAGGCCTGCAAGCATCTGGCTGTCGATCGGCCGACCGAGCTGCTGCGCGCTCAGCAGTTCGGTGATGGTGTAGCTCACCGTCTCAGTCCAGAGGGTGAGGGGGTTCACCTTCTTGTCGATGTCGACGTTGATGCGCGGCAGGGTCGTGGATTCCTTGCCGGCCCAGCTGATGCCGCTCGACGACGGTCCGCCCGTCGAGGCGAACGTCGACGTGGTGTAGGACGAACTTTCGTCGCCCATGGTCACGTCGGTGCGCAGGTCGATGTCGCGATCCCAGGTCATGTCGACCAGGGGCTCGTGGATCATCGGGTCGAGGCGCTCGAGCTCCCCGACAAGGAACGCGCCGGCGCTGTCGATGGTCGCCTGATCGAAAGTCTGGAAGGCATCGCGCAGGTAGCGGTTGGCCTTGCGGTTATCGCCCCACGCAAGCGAGGTGGCGATAGCAAGGGAGCATGCCGATGCGGCGAGCGCAATCGACGGCACGATAATGGCGGGACCGCTCCCCCGCAGGTGGTGGGTATTCATGACTGCAGTCTCCTCAGGAGAACGGCCCGGCCATTTCGGCCGGTGCCAGATGGGTGGATCAGTACGGGATGCCGATTGCGAGCTCGACGTTGCCAGCCGCGTCGGCAGGCCCCGTGAAGGTGAGCAGAGCGGGGGCAACCTGTCCGGAGCTGGTCGTGTTGTCCTCGATGCCGCCGATCGCGAGACCGCCATTGACGGTGGTGCGGACGTAGGCCTGCGCACCGCGCGCGGCCGTGCCGTTCGCGAGCGTAACGCCGAGGAATCCGACCTTCATGATGTCGATCAGGCCGGAGGTGGGCGGAGTGCCGCCGCCAAGCGTCGACGTGGCACCCGAAGCGTCCTGCGTGGGATAGGGACGAACCGTATACCCGTAGATGACGCCGGCCGCGTCGCCGCTTGCAAGCGTGCGGACCTTGCCGTTGACCAGCTTCACGGGCTGACCATAGGCGGTAGGCGGGTTGTTGGTGTCGATGATCTCCTGCGAGATCACCTGGCCGGGGAAGGAGCGGCTGACGGCGCCCGGAATGGCAACGTTCATCCGCGTGGTAATTGCCGTCATGTCGGCTTCCTTTCGTTCGGAGGGGGGTGGGCGGTGCGATCAGCGACCCGACGCCTTGGCGCGGCGGGCTGCGATCTTCTCCTGCATGAGGGCCGCGGTCATCGGCCCCTGCGGGATGGCGGTGACGCGCGGACGCGTGTTGTGCGCCTTTGCGACGGCGGCCGCGGCATCGAAAAGCACGCGGACCTGCGCGGGCTTGGAGGCAGCCAGATCGACCCCGGCGAGGATCGCCTCGACGGGTGCCTTGCGCGCGCTGTCGTTCAGCGCACGAGTGAGGACGTCGCGACGCATGTCCGTGAGAGCGCGGCGCTTGGGTTCGCCGTCCATCGTGCCGGACTTGTAGCCGGGGAAGATGATCTCGGCCTTGGCGGCCGCGTCCATCACTTCCTTGCTGTCGGCCGGCTCGTCTTCCTCGGCGTCCTCATCGGTGACTTGGACGGTCGGTTCGGTCGTGCTGGCGGTCTGCGCGGCAGCCATCTCGTCGAACTTGGCGCTCATGCCGGCCATCGCATCCTCGAGAGCCTTGAAGCGGGCCTCGTAGGGGTCTTCGTCGGTGTCGACGGTCGCGGCGGCAGGAGTAACCGGGTCCGCAGGCGCGTTGTGGATGTGGACGTGAACGCCGCCCTCATCGCCGTCCGGTTCTTCGCCCAGACCTTCAGGGGCGTCTGCAAGGGCGCTCTCGAAGGCGGTTTCATCATTGTCCCGAAAGGCGGCCCGAAGGCGGTCCATCAGGGACATCTTGCGACGCTTCGCCATATCAGTCTCCGTATCTTGGATGGCACATGTGGAGCCACCCCGACCGCGGTCGACGATGGCAAGGTGGTTGCCGAGGATGGCGGTCTGCCGTCCGAGGCCGGGTTTCACTTCTTCGAGTTCGGCGTCGTAGCCGGGGCTGACCTCGCGCTTTTTCTTGGCGACGATCAGCTTGATGGTGTCCGCATCGGTGATGAGCAGGTCAGCCATCAGGTATTCGGTGTCGACGCCCTCGCCGCGACGCGGGTTGAGCAGCACACCGACCTGGTATTTGCGGGTGTCGGTCTCGCTCAGCAGGGCCGGCGGGTGATCGTTGGTGACCGGCTTGCCGCTGAAGCTTGCGATGGTTTCAGGCGCGAACAGGACGTCGGCATCGCGCATGATGACGACCATCTGGCCGTTGGCGGCCGGGCGAACCTCGGGCACCTCGTCGGGCCGATAGAGCATCGCGCCGGTGCGGGCGATGCGCACGTCGGAGCAAAGCAGGTAGCCCTCAGGCGTGATGGCCTGAGTACGCCCGATCTGCTCCGGCGCGAATGTTGCCTGGGGGCCACGGTCCAGCACCATGGCCCGGTCATGCTGGACCGCCATGGTCAGGCGCTGGGAACGCCGAGCTGCGCCGACGTAATCGCGGTCGCGCTCTTGCAGAAGAACGTCGCGCGCTTGGCATTGGTCAGCGTGACCGCCGCGCCCGCCGAGCCGCCGTCGATCGCGACGTTCGCAGCCGCCGGGAACACCTTAATCGGGTTGGCGCCATCATTGAACACGGTGACCGACTGGCCCGGGACCAGCGCAGGCAGCGATACCGCGTCGCCCGAATTCGCCGAGGTGGCGACAAAGTTGAGCTTCGTGGTCAGGGCGGTCGCACCGGCAAGGGTCTGCGTGGTGCTGGCCGTGATGCCGGTGGTGACGCTTTGCGCATCGCCGACCGGCGAGAACCGCGGCGTCCAGACGGGCGAAGCCTGCGTGCCGGTGTTCTGGTAGACCACGCCTGCAGTGCTATCGAGCAGCAGATGGCCGGGCAGGGCGGTACCAGCGCCAGTACCGTTCGTGCCATTGGTCGGCGCGCCAGCTTTGGTCAGGGTGACCGTCGCGGACAGGCCATTGAGAAGAAATGCGGTAGCGTCGAGCAGGGCGCGACGGATCGCACCCTTCCGCTTGTAGGCGGGAAGAGCCATGGGTATCGTCCTTTGCTATGAGGCATGCACCGGATGACATCGTCGATCAGCTGCGGGCTATTGCCGCACTGGACGGTGTCGAGCTTCCCGACCTTGCGGCCGAGGATCTCGTGGAGTTCGATGCCGCCGAGTACATCGAATACCTGTGGGGCTATCTGACCCGCATCAGGGACGGGGACGGCGACCCGGTTGAACTGGCGCGCGAGGCGCTGGATTTCAGGAAATGGATTCTCGAGGCTTAGGCCTGCGCACCCTTGCCGGCGAACACGCGCGGCTTTGGGGCGGCACCCCCGTTCTTGATCAGCTCGATGTCGGCTTCGATGGCCTCGGCTTCAGCATTGTCAGCGTCGGCGAGAGCCTGAGCTTCTTCGGCCTGGGCGAGCAGCTGCTCCGACGTCTCGATATGACCGCGCGCGCTTTCGCGCTTAGCTGCGGCGGCTTCGGTGAGGATCTTGATCGACGACATGATGCTTCCTTTCCTTGCCGCTTACACGGCGACGACATGGCCGAGCGTGGCGGCCACCCCGGGGTGCAGCGGTGATGGTGCCTGATCTGGCAGTGCCCAGACGGCACGGGTGTGTTCCCCGTTGAGGCGGGGTTCGAATGGTTCGGCGAGGTCTGCCCGGTACGTCGAGAATCCCGACCGGGTGTCGATGAGTCGCAGCGGCCAATCAGCAGCGACGCCCGCTTCCTCGCCAATTTCGCGCCGGGCGGCTTCGACCGGGCTTTCGCCATCCTCGATCTTGCCGCCGGGGAAGCACCACGTTCCGCGATGATCCCCTGCGCGCTCGCTGCGCTTCAGGAACAGCATCCGGCCATCGCGGGCGACACACATGATTCCGGCCGCGCGCACCACTTCGGCGCCGCTGTCTCGGAGGTAGACATGGACGTGCATCGTCGCCTCAGAACACGGGTTCGGGGTAGCAGCGGCAATTCCAGATCGCGCCCGGAAGCGCGTGGTGGCCGGGATCGCACTCCGGCGGCTCGTCCCAGCGGAAGGTCTTACCTTCGAGCGCCTTGTGGGTCTTCCGCACATCACTGTCGCGCGAGGTGCGCCAGATGAAGTGGGTCGAGCCGATATCCTCGGCCCGGGCCCGCGTGAACTCGGTCGAAGTGCGGGCCACCTCGGTCCGGGCGATCAGGTTGGCGCGGCTCTTCACCACCTCACCCGATCGCATGATATCGGCCGCGATATCCTTGGCTCGCGTGCCTTGGGTCAGGCCCTCAAGCGTGAGCTTGTGCACCCGTTCGGCGGCATCGCGGGGCAGGCTGGTGATCAGCCTGACCTGATCGGCGAGACGCTGCTGTGTCAGCTGGCCGACGTCGCTCGAACTGAGCTGCACTTGCATGATGCGGGACATTTCCGCCGACACTTCGCGCCAGGCACGCCGATCCCGAGAATCGATCTCCTCGACCATCCGTCGCCCGACGACACGGGCCCAAGGCTCGATGATCTGGGCATAGCGCTCCAGCGCCTGCCCGATCCGATCGGCAACAGCCGGGTCATCCGGCGTCCAGACCGTGGCAACAAGCTCGCCGATGTGCGTCGCGATTTTACGTAACTGGCTCGCGTACTGCCGCTCCACCTTCATCGTCCGGACCAGCCGGCCCGATGTCCGGGCGCGGTCCATCACCGGCGTCCGGCTCCAGTCCGGGATCAAGTTCGGTCGGGCGAGGGGGCGCAAGCTCTGCCTCCTTGATTTCCTCGTCGGTGATGTTCGAGAACACACCGGTCTGTTCGGCCGACTGTTTCAACTCGCGCATCGCCGACGGCGCGCTGATCAGGCCAAGCTCCGAAGCAGTGCCGACCGCATCGACGATCGTTTTCGCCAGCTCACCCTTTTCGGTGTCGGACATCTGCCAGAGCGGGTTGAATTCTGCCCGGAAGCCATCCGGCGGCGCGCCGCCAACAGCAGAGCGGTAAAGGATCGTCGAAAGCTTGTTGACCGGCTGCCGCAGGTCTTTCTGCTGCTTCGCCTTGATGGCGTCGTAGTAGTTGCGCAGATCGCTCTCGCCAGTGCTGTTGAGCCCCGCCGGCGACTGACCGAAGAGACGGACCAGCGGGATTTGCGTCGCGCCGGACAGCTGTTGACCGAAGCCGAGCAACAGATCGTTTAGCCCCGCGAACGAATAGGTGTGCGTCTCGAAATCATCCTCGGCATCGAGCAGGGTCAGGCCTTCGCTCGACTGGAACCGGCGGATGGCTTCGACGTGTTTCTCGACTGCCGTCTGGGCTGCCCCGCCGGCGGCGAGGATGCTGCGGAGCCCCTTGATCTTCAGCGTCCGCAGGTATGCCTTGAAGATCAGCTGTGCCGATCCTTGGCTGGCGCTGTCATAAGCCACGAGCCGATCGTACATGCGCTCGACCACGGACATTCCCCACCCGGATTCGGCGATACGCTGGAAGTAGGGCAGTTTAACGCCCTCCATGCGGATCACGCGCGAGTGATGAATATCCTGCATCGGAAACGCGGAGGCTTGGGGGCCAACTTTGTAAATCTCGGGCCTGCCAACGATTCTACCGTCAGTCGCGACGACATCGGTGGTGATTGGCAGCAATTCCCAGCGGCCGAGCGGCACGATACCGAGAAACTGGCCGCGGTCGATCGTCTCCACACGGAGCTCGGTCGCCATGTCTTGGCCGTCGATGCAGAGCACGCCGATCGCGCCGCCGTAGAGCCGTCCCCACTGGATCGTTTCCTGCAGTGACTGCCAGATCTGCAGATCATCCTCGGCGGCGCGGATGAGCTCGATCTCGTCCGGCTTGATCGTCGAGCCGAAGTCGACGCCCTCGCGGGTCATGTCCTCGGCCACGGCATCGACAACGGCGCCGACCACCCACGAACCGCGATACATGGCTTCCAGCGTGCGCGGCTGCCTGCTCAGCAGGTTGGACAGCGCGTAGGTGTTGCTGTCGCTCATGTTGCCGGTGCCGACCCCGAGACGGGCCTGCATGTTCTGGAAGCTGTCGGTCGTCGCCCGGTCCATCTGCGGCCGCGCGGCGGCGGCGCTGCGGCCACGGGCACGGCGCTGTGATCGTCGGCTCATGCGTAGGCCTTGATGTAGGTGTTGAGGTCGAATCCGTCCGGCGCGAAGGTGAGACCGAGCGAATCCGCGATGTCCGGCGATCGCAGCCCACGCTTCTTCATGTCGGCTTTGCCCTCGACCACGATGCGGCCGCTGCTGTCGATGCGGTACCGAGGCGACGTCAGTTCGCCCGCAAGGTCCTCAGCGATTTCCTTCGGCAAGGCGCCAAAGCTCGGTTCCTCGGTTGCTACCCACTGGGCGACTTCGAGCCAGAGGTAATCCCTGAGCTTGAATGCCTGCCCGTCGACCGCATCCCATTGCGTGCGTTCCGGGGCTGACTCCGACACCATGACCGCGACAACTGGCTCACCCATCTCGATGAGCCGATCCGCGACGCCGGCGCCCAGGCCGTTGGCGTCGACGTAGATCTTGTCAGCACCCCATTGCTCCCGAAACAGCTTGGCCTGCCCGGCCGTGGTCATCGTGTCCTGCTTGGACCTGATCTCGCACTTCTCGATGACGTTGCCGACGCGCAGGATAAACACGGTCCGGTCGTCGCCAAAGCGGGCGACGTCGACACCAAGCCGCCGCTCCATGCCGGGCTTGGCCGGTTCGTTCCGGGCAATTGCTGTCTCGGCATCCTCGAGCGCGATGAGCGTATCATCGTCTTGCTTCGGAAAGTCGCCATCCGCGCGGACCCGGACAACGTTGGAGCCTTCACCGAACTTGCGGACGAGGCGCTCGCGGTAGGTCGGGTCGACCAGCGGGCTGTCGGTGCACCGAAAGTGCAGGGCGGTGAAGTCGGCCCGGTCCTGCTTATGCGAGCGGGCAAAGTACCCGGTGTTGCGGGTCGGGTTGCCGACCATGAGGAGGCGCGCGCCATGCGAGGACAGCGCACCTTCGGCCACTTCGAAGATCTTGTCGTCGACGCCGCTCGCTTCTTCGACAACGAACATGATCTGCCCGTCATCCTCGATCTCCTCGATCGACGAGCCGTCCTCACTGATCAGGATGCCGCTGGCATGAAACCCCTGCAGTGCGTCCGGGTTCTCCTTTCGCGCGGTCCGCGCCACCGCGAACCACTGGTCCGGTGATCCCTTATCCGCGATCCTGTCCTGGTTGATCGTGAACAGGTTGGAGAGCCAGAGCTCAGGCGGAAGCCCGTTGACGCGGCTCAGCGCGTCGGACTTGCGCGCCCACTTGCCCAGTTCCGACCAGAGCACGTCGCGCAGCTGGCTCGCGCTCGGCGCCGTGCAGGGGATCTTGGGATAGTCGAAGCATTCGAGCATCCACCAGATCGCGGCGGAGACCGAACCGGATTTGCCGACACCGTGGCCAGCACGGGCGCTGACCTTGGCCCCGTCAGGCTGGATGGCCGCAAGCAGTTCGGCCTGTTGGGTCGTCGGGTTCAGGCCAAGGCGCTGCTTGGCGTAGAGGATGTTGTTCTTGCGCCAGATTCCCCGAAGCTGCTGATACTCATCAAGCTGGGCTTCGGTCAGCATCTTCTGCGGCCTGCCTTGCAGCAGCCAGAAGTCCGGAGACGCCGCCGGTGCTGTTGATTTCGACCGGGCCGCCATCCTTCCCGGTCAACTCGAGGCGATCCTTGAACATGCCGAGGTGGCGGGCGACGTTGTCCCAGGCCTTCTGGGGGTCGTGCATCAGTACCTCGAGGCCGTCACGGCCCTGCTTGATGCCCGCGTAGAGGGCTCGACCCTTAGCGCTCAGATTGCGGGTGTCGGCGAAGAACGCGCGTTCATGCCCGTCACCGTCGCAACGTGGGCAATCCGGGTGAGGCGCTGCCTTGGTGGTGTACCCGTAGCCACCCTCGTCGGTGGGAGCCGCGCGCTTGTTCTGCGTCGCCTTGGTCTGGGCTTCCTCGAACTCGCCGATATCGCGCCACTGGTAGGCGTGGCCGGCGCCGTGACAATGCCTGCAGGCGTGGCGGCGGTACTGGACCAGTTCGTTCGGATCGGCGGTCATGAGATCGTACCACCGCTGCAACACCATGTCGGCGGTGATCTCGGTACGCTCGGAGCGCCTCTCCATCGCGGCCTTGATGGCGGTCTGGATTTCGGGCTTGTCGAGCATCTGGGACGCCATGTGGCGCGCAGTCTTCGCGCTGTAGCCGGCTCGGATGGCGGCCTTGGAGCCGCACAGGTCAATCAGGTACTCGTCGACGAAGGCTTGCTGCTTGGGCGTGAGGGCCATGGTTGGGAACCTTTCCGCCGAAGGCCCGAAAAAATATTTTCAGGTCCACGTCGGCGATGACGGCCACACTCAGGATCGGTGGATAGGATCACCTCCCTTCGATGGGCGGAAATGCCGGATTTCCGCGCTTTGCATGGCCTGAAAACAACGAAGCCCGGACGCTGTTTCCAGCTCCGGGCATAGTTCGTGCGCCGCTATTTATGCCCGTTCCCACTCACCTCCGCAAGAGCAAATCACAGCAGCACCCCGCAACCCAGCGCGGCGTACCGCGCCAGCACATCGCGCTCGTCCACATCGCGCCACGTCCGCTCGCGGATGTCGGTCCAGCGATCCAGCGCCGCGATCAGCCGCTTGCGTGCGGTTGGCCAGCTCACCCGGAACATCCGGGCGGTGGCGTAGAGATCCCGATCGGCCAGCACCATATCGATCACCATGCGGCGCGGCATCGGCAGGAATCGGCGCCAATCCGAGTAGGCGCGCTCAAGCCTGACGATAGCCAGGCGTTCGACCAGAACATCCCGGCCCGAGCCCGAACTGTCCACCCGGGCTTCAAGGCTGGCTCCGCGCACCGACACGCTGCGCTCGATGAGCTCGGCAACCAGCGCGATCTCCATGGCAGCGGCGTGCTGATCGGCGGTGATCTGCCCTTTCTCGTGCATCCTCGCCATCGATGATGCCGATCGCCGGCGCTTGGTTTTGGTGAGGTGGCCCCCTTCGTCAGGCACGAAAACGTCGTCGAACTCGCCGTGCGCCTCGGCCTCCGGGGTAATGATCGGCTCCCCGGTTTCCCGCTCGAAATCGCTCATTGCGTCCATGCGGGCCTGCCACTGGGCATGCGTTTCGTCCCGGCGCTTAACCCGGGGATCTCGTTTGCGGCTGATGGTCCTAGGCTGCATTTTTCCCCCTTGGTGATGATCTGACCGCCGGCGCAACCGAAGCGGAGTGTTTGTTAAGTTTCGTGTAGCCAACGGGCTCATCGTCGGCGGCCGTAGAGGCGCTTGCCAATGGCCTCGATCCACATCGCGTCGACCTTCGCGACGTCGTTCGGAAAGATGACCACGATGCCGTGCTCGTCGTAGAGCTCCTGTGCGGCTCGGCGGGAACCGGCAGGGTCCGGATCGCGCATCGACCTCGCGAACGGCGTGAGGCTGGTGCGAGTGAGGGTCATGCCTGGATCCCGAACTGCCGGGCCTGCCAGCGCTGGAAGTCCTCAGGGGGCATCAGGGCGCGGGCCTCGAATTCGGACAGCTCACGGGGCGGATACCGGGCATCGAACAGGGCCTCGGCCTGAGCCTGCTCCTCGGCGCGCTGCCGCGCTTCCTGCGCCAATCGGGTCAGGATGGACTGGATGTACCCCGCCGGCCGCTCCGGCTTGGCGGCAAGAGCTCGGTCGAAAGCCTCTCCGACAATCTCGGCGCCGTGGGTCTTGATCCACCGAGCGATCTGGGGGCGCGCCGTCTCGCCGAGCAGCGCAACGCCGTTTGCCCAGATGACGCGGTTGGGGTCATCCTCCCCCTGAGAGTTGGATGGGGCAGGTTCTGGAGGAGGTTTGGTCCCAGTCGAATTTTCGTCAGCTCCGCCGGTACCGCTAGGTACCGTAATATGTCCCGTCCCGTCCCGTCCCGTCTTAGCCGTGACAGTCACAGTGACTGGTTGCGTGACTGGTGTGACAGGTAGCGTGACATTTGGCGTGACAGGTGCGTGACCAGTTTGTGATTTGTCACTACAATGCAGCGTGACCAGATCGCGCAGGTCACTGGTTTTGATGTTCCATTCCGGCGTGACACCGACCTCCGCCAACTGGGCAAAAAGCCGTGACCGGGCCTCGCGCTCGCGAGCCTTTCGTTCAGCAGCGACCGAGCGATCTTCCTTATTTACCTTACGCTTATCCCAAGCGAGCAGCGCCTGCTTCGCCAGCGTCGGGTGATATAGCCGACCGTCGGCGCACTTGATCCATCCATGCAGCGCGTTGGCGCGCAGCTTCTTCCAAAGCTTCACGTCGCGGCCAAGATCAGCGAAGCGGCAGAGCGCAATATCATCGTCCGGCAGTGAGGCTGCAGGCACCTGACACCACGCTGCCCACCACAAAGTAATTCCGGCGCGCCACTCGGAATCATCGGCCCGCGCGTTAAATTCGCTGCCGAAAAGATGCTGACCGAGCAGCGGCATGTACTCAAGACCACGCAGATCGCAGTCGGCCGGGGTGAGGGGTTCGGGTAGGTCTGTCATGGTCATCTCACGGCCTGGAAGGGTGCGAAAAACCGCCCGCGCGCGATTCCGGTTGTCCCGTTGCGGCGCTTGGCGAGGATGAATTCGAGGACGCCGCGGATGCGATCCATGCGATCTTCCCACCGCTCGTGCGCTTCGGCGTCATTCTGCGGCTCGGTCTGGGCGAGGTAGTATTCCTCGCGCAACAGGAAGAGCACGACATCGGCATCCTGCTCGATCTGGCCGCTATCGCGCAGGTCGGAGAGCTGGGGGCGCTTGTCTTGCCGCTGTTCGACGCTGCGGCTCAGCTGGGCCAGCGCCATGATGGCGACGTCCTCATCCTTGGCGATGGCCTTCAGCCGCTTTGAAACCTCGGATGTCGCCTGATAGGCATCCTTCATCTTCGTGTCGGGATGCAGAAGCTGCAGGTAGTCGACGATCACGAGATTCAGCGGGTGCCCGCGCGCGGCCATGCGGCGCTTGTGGCGGCGAACCAATGTATGGAGACGGCCCACCGCAAGCGTGCCGGCATCGACAACGGTGAGCGGGATACGGGAGAGCAGTGAACCTGCCTCGGCAACGCGTTCCCGCTCCCAATTGTTGAGCCGCCGCCGCTGCAGTACCGAGTATGGGATGCGGCAGCTCTCGTGGTCGAACAGGCTGTCGGAGATCATTCGCCCGATCAGGTCTTCCTTCGACATCTCGAGACTGACGAACAGGGTGCCATGACCTCGCGAGGCGGCGCCGCGGGCGTAGGAGCAGGCGAACGCGGTCTTGCCCATGCCAGGGCGCCCTGCGACGATGTTGAGGCTCTTGGGTCGGAGCTGGCCGAGCAGCTCGTCGACGTTCGGAATAATGTGGCAGCTGACGCCGGTTACGTCGGCATCAAGCTCGGCAAGCCAGGCATCGACGCATTCGGCCGCATCTGCCTCGACAACACTGCTCTCGGCGCGCGCGCTGACTGCAGCGTCGGCCAGGGTGCTGATTTCCGGAAGCGAGGTGTCGAGGTCAGCGCAGGCCTCGACGGCCTCGATGAGCCCCGAGCGCATGCGGCGCCGATCGGCAAGATCGGTGATCTGGCGGGCGAGATCCCGCACGTCGCTAACCATCGCCACGGGATTGCCGGTAAGGCGAGCAAGGTAGCCGGGGCCGCCGAGCTGGTCGAGCTGCGCGTCGCCGTCGAAGTACCCCTTGATCGCGACGGGCGATGTACCGCGACCGAGTGCGGCTTCACGAACAATGACCTCAAACAGACGGCAGTGCAGCGCGATGGAGAAATCATCAGGTTTGACCCGATCAGCGATGCGATCGATGAGAAGCGGGTCCATCATCATTGCGCCGAGCAGCGTCGCCTCGGCCTCGACGTTGACGATCGCGGCCGGCGGAAGCTCGCTAGGCGTCTGCATCCTCGAAATGGTGGCGATCCCCGCGTTCATGCAATCTTGTCCATGGCGACGTAGAATTCCTCAAAGCTGTCCTGACGCAGGATCAGCCAGAGGGGGTTGTTCTTTAGCTTCGGGTTCAGGGCTTCGGTCCGCAGCAACGCGGCGTGCACCTCGAACGCGAGGGTCGCCCGTTCCTCATCAGTCAGCCGCGCTGGCGCGCTCATTCCGCGATCCTCTTCAGGTCGAGCGGTGTTTCCGTGGCGCGAGTGAGGCGACCATTACGCAGCCAGTGCACAAGCCGCTTGCGATCTGGTCCCATGACGTAGCCGCGCAGCAACCCCTTGTGGCGATGGACGTCAAAGGTGCGCTCGCCATCGCGCGTAACCACGGCGCGGATCCGCTCCTCGTCCGGGCAGCACAGCGCCGGGCCATCATCCTCGTCGATCATCGGCGCGCGCCTCCGACAAGCATCGGCTGCAGCACTTCTTCGGCGCGCCACGGCGGGATGACACCGCGCATCGAGACGCAGTAGTCGAGGATCCCGATCGCATCGGCTTCGTCGGTGTTGCGCGGATGAAGCCCGAGCTGGCGGCAGCGCTCCATGGTCAGTGATTTGAGGCTGTCCGTGGCGCTCTTGCCTGCCGCCTTGGCCTTGCGCTTCGCCTCGTTGGAATTGATTCGCCCGATGAAAGCGGGGCGCCAGGAATCGATGTTGATGCCCTGCACGATCCGTAGGCCCAACGCGTGGCCGAAGCTTTCGGCGTGCGCGGCAAGGCCGGACAGCACCCGCAGCGTGTCTATGTTGGTATGGCCTTTGAGTTTGTGCGGGTTAAGCGGCTCCTCGAAGTAGAGGGCCTCGAACCGCGACACCGCGCGCAGGTCGAGCAGGTTGGCGTGAAGCTTGGCGAAGGTCTGGCCGCGCCCTGTGTATTCGGAGCCAAGCTCCCACGAGCCATAGCGCGGCGCGCTGTCGTCGCCCATCCAGACGGCCCAGCCGGTCGAGCGCTTGGAAAGGTCCAACGCGATCATGGGAATGGCGCTCAAGGTATTCTCTCCGCACGTCAGAGGCGGTGCCGGAACACCGCCTCCGGGGTATCGTCAGTTCAGCCGCAGTTCGGTCGGCGCGGCATCGCCGGCGAGCGCGAGGTCATCATCGCCGCCGGTATGGGGCTGCAGCGTCGCCATCCGCGGCTTATCGGCCTTGCCGCCGCTGGGAACGACATCGCCGCCAGCTTGACCCGATGCGATCGTCACCAAGTTGGTCGGCTGCTTGAAGCCCATCTCGCTGAGACCGTGATGCAGCGCGGTCAGGAAATGGTCGCGCTTGGCGTCCTCGCAGTCCTCGAGGAAAAACAGGAGATCGATGATCTTGCGCGGGAAGTTGCAGTCGTCCTTGATCCGCTTGTACGGGTCGGAGAGGTCGCCGCTCTTCTCGGCAATGAACGCTTTGCGGGGCAGGACCTCGTTGCGGTAGATCCTGATCGCCTCGCGGGCATTCGGCGCGTTGTAGACGCCCCCTTCGGCGGGAGCGCCGGTACCGGTATCCTTCTTGTCTTTGGCCACAGCGGCCTCCTTGTCTTCGGTGGTGGAACGGATTGGCAGGAGTTCGAACGCCTCTGCCGGCGGCGGATTGACCTCGTCTTCGTCGGCCCACATCTGCGCCTCGCGTAGCGACATGCCTGCGATCGCTGCGGCATCGGCAAGCGGCTTGAGTTCGATGTGGAGCGCGCGGCGAAACATCCGCAGCTACTGACTGCCGCCGCTCACCGGCGCGGCTCCAACTCCGGCGAAGGCGGCAGCCCCATCTGCTCGCGCATCAGGCGCGCCCGGGCCTTGTACCGCTCGCGCTGGTCAAGACAGGCAAGCTCGGCGAGCGCGCGGCCCGCATCGGTCGGGGTGGGACGGCGGCGAAACAGGTTCATGTCGATGCCTCCGGGTAGTCGCCAGGGCGCTCCAGCTCCCGGCGGCAGGGTTTCGAACGGTTGTTGGCTTGCTCTTTGCGAGTGGCCCAACGGCAGTTGCCGGGCTCGTAATTGCCGTCATTGTCGATGCGCTCGATGGTCAGGCCGGGAGGGCGCTCGCCCATGTCGGCCACAAAGTTCTCAAAGCTGGCCCAGCGCTCGCAAACCTTGATGCCGCGCGCTCCGTACCATGGCCATTGGGTGCTCCCTTGATCGGAGCAGCGTCGATGCATGTTCTGGAAGGTCGAGAATGTCGGTGTAATTATCCGACCAACGGTCTGGCCGTGCGTCCGCGAGCGCTCGACAGTCTTCTCGACACGAAGACAGCCGCAAGATCGCGTGTCGCCGTTGCGCAGTTCTTTTCGAGCGACAGCGACCTCTCGACCGCATTCGCAACGGCATAGCCACATCGTGCCGCGCGCCGTCTTCGCAGCGGTCCTGAGCACGGTCAGTCGGCCAAGCTTCTGGCCAGCCAGATTGACGTAGGGCTTCCGTTTAGACGGCTGCATGACGGCGGAGGACCGGTTCTGCCCGCTCATTCGACCAAGCCCTCCCGGACCTGTCCCGCGAGATCGTCGTAAGCGGTGGCAGAGAGATCGAAGAGCGACATGACCTGTTCGCGGTCGATGCCCTTTGCGATGGCCTTGCGCGCGGCGGCGTGACGCTTCGTCTGCGCCGTGAACTTGCCGTTACGCTGCGCCAGAAAGGCGAGAATGCGGTCGCGCAGGGCGTTGCTGCCGTTTTGCATGGCAGTCCGGTGGGCGACATCGCCAGTCAGTGGACCGCCGGCGCCGTCCCAGTGGTTGGGGTGCTGACCAATCATGCCAATGCCTCGAGCGCTTCGGCAACGCGCGGATTGCGCTTGATGTAGATCGGCAGGTTCCTGATCAGGTGCTTGATCGAACTGTGGTCGCGGCCGAGCCGGACGCCAATCTGGTTCAGGCTATGCCCGCGCCTGCGCAGCGCCACGGCGATGACGCATCGCGCCTCGACCGCGTCGGCCTCGCGCGATCCGCCAAGCACGTCGGCGGCCTCCACGCGCAGCATCGGGCCGATCATTGCCAGCATCTGGCGGACAGCATCGGTCGGCGTCGCGGTCCGTGGACCTACCCGGTGCGCCCTGCAGCGACTGGTCGTGTTCTTGCTCGTGAGCGGCACATCGCAAATTGCGCACCGCTTGAGATGGGCTTTGCGCGCGGCGTTGTAGCAGGTGAGGCAAAAGCCGGACTTGTTCTTGCGGCGGTCGTTCAGCCCACTACCGCAGCCACGGCAGTTGCGTTTGTCCGGAGACGGCTCCAGCGATCCGCGCCGCACATTGTCGTTGATGTGCGGCACACCGATCGGCGGCAGCCCGCGCGCGATCAGGATGCTGTCACGCAGCTTCGCTGATGCGCGCACCGCCTTGGTGTAGTCGCGGAAATCGGCATGGCGCAGCGCGGCGTTGTCTGCCGCAGCGTAAGCGGGGCGGGGCATCATGCCGCCACCTGCCAGACGTAGCCGACGCCGCGCTGGGTGACGATCGGGCAGGGGGCATTGATTTCGGCACAGGCATCGCGGGCGCGGTGGATCTGCACCGCCAGCGTGTTCAGGTCCTCGCTTGCACTGACGCGGGCGAGCAAGGCATCACCACGCACCGCGCGGTTCGACACGGCCAGTGAATGCATGATGCGCGCCGGGGTGGCGGCCATGCGCAGCGGCCAGCCCTTATAGGTCACCGTGGCCGCGCGCGGATCGAGCCTGAAGCCGTCGCGCTCGACAACCTCGTCCTCGCGGAAGTTGTACCCGCAGCAGGGACAGAAGGCGGGCGCGCTCACGATACCGCCCTCAGCCGCATCTGTTCGGTACCGGTGACAAAGGCGTCGGCGGCAGCGATCAGCTCCTTGACCACCGGCAGCGCATCGAGCTTGCCCTTGGGCCCCTTGGCGCGCGAGACGGCAGCCATCGCATCGGCGAGCAGCGGCAGCAGCTCCGGCGCATCGTCGGCGCCGCGCTCCCACATGGCGGTGTAGGGCCTCATGGCCTCCGGGCCGAACACCGCGCCCAGCCGGGCCATCGCCTCGTTGTCGAGCGTGCCCTGCTTGTTCCGCGCGCGCTGGATGGTGTTGGGGTGGACACCGATCGCGCCGGCGAGCTCGATGTCGGTCAGGTCGTGATCGCGCTGAATATCGCGGATCACGTTCGAAAGCGCGGTCCTCACACCATCGGTGGTGGGAAAGCTCCGAAATGGCAGCGATACTTGCGTAGGCCGGTCAGGCATCTGTTTCACCATGGAAAAAGGAAAGAAACCGGGACAGCACAGCGCGCCAACGGGACTGGCGGGGGGTCGTGCTGTCCCGGCAAGGTGCCGCGCCGGTCGTTTGGGTGTCAGGGGCGCGGAATTCGGACACAGTGATGCTGTGGGGATAGGTCAGCGCATCGGCCCAGGAACCGGCGAGGCTGACGTCGTCGATCATTGGCGTGGCTCTCGATCATTGAAGCCGCAGAACGGGCCCATCAGCAAACCAGTCAGGAACGCGCCAGCGCAGGCAACGAACAGCCAAGCAAAGAGATGCCACGCCATCGGTCAGTGCCCTCCGGCGGCGCAGATTGACTCCGCGCCGCCCTCGGTCATCCTGTGGCTCTCGACACCAACAGGAGATTCGAAATGGCCGATGACGTGCGTGTTACAAACTGGCCTGCAGGCGGTTCCCACCAGTCTGTTGCTCTCGAACTGTGGAAGACTTTGCGAAGCGACCATTTTGACCCGAAACGCACTGTTGATAGTGACATCGCGTTGTTCGGCAGGTGCCTTCGCGCAGTTTTCGGAAAGTCGGACCTTACTAGCTGATAACTTCCCGGACGGCGTCGAGCTTGCGCTTAGCGTCGTCCACGTCCGTGCCGGTGACGAAGGCGTAGAATGCCGCCGCGCGCTGTACGACGACTTCGGCAGGTATGCCGGGATTGTTAGCAAGGGCGAGGCATTCGAGCGCAACGCGCTGCTCTTCGGGATCACGCATATGTCAGTCCTTTCAATGAGGGGGTGCGCCATCTACGCCGCCTCCCCTTGTGTGGGGGCGTCGGGGGTGGGAGCTTGCGCAAGCAGGGCCTGCGCGGCCAGCGCTGTCCGCTTGTCGACCGGCTTGTCGCCACTCTCGAAGCGAGAGATCGTCGATTGGTGGAGCCCAAGGCGCTCGGCCATCTCGATCTGCGTCAGACCAAGCTGACGGCGAATGTCGCGGATGTTGTCCATGGCCGCTTTGGATATGCCCTCAGGCATAACTATGCAAGGGGGAATATGCACCCCGGAATTAGAATTGCCCTCCTCGATCCGTTATGCATCGCGCATGACGGAAACGATCCTTGCGCAGAACATATCGGCGCTCCGCAGGCATCTGGGGAAAAACCAGACCGAGTTTGCTGAGCTGATCGGCACTCAGCAGGCCAATGTTTCGAAGTGGGAGTCGAAAGGGGTCGAGCCGACATCCGACTATTTGAGCGCGATGGCGGATTACGCAGGCGTGTCTATCCGTGAGTTCAAATCCGAGTTGTGGAAGCCGGGAGCCATCAATCGGCCGATAAAGTCTAACGTCTCGACCATCAGGGATTGGGCAGAAGAGCAGGGCTGGGCCCTTGTCGAAGAGGTTGACCTTGCCCTTGGCATGGGGGCTACGTTTCTAGATCCCAGCTATATTCCGGAAACGAAGGGCCTTGTGCCGTTTAAAGCTTCATGGCTCAGGGACATTTTTCGCGGACCAGTCTCACATCTTAAGGTCGTGAGAGGCAGCGGCGACAGCATGGAGCCGACAATCCGCGACGGTGACTTCGTCCTGCTTGATACGTCGAAGCGGCGCCTCGACGAGCAAGATGTCATCTGGGCAGTAAGCTACGGCGATCTCGGTATGATCAGGAGGCTTCGGCAGCTACCCGGCGGAGGCGTTTCGCTGATGCCCGATAACCCGAATGTTCGGCCTATCGACGCCTATGACGGCGAAATGCATATCCTTGGCCGCGTGATCTGGATCGGGAGGCGCATGTGAGACTGATCCTTGAGGCTTACCGCTGGGTCACGCTGTTCGCATTCTGGGTGTCTTTTTTGTTCTTGCTAGCTCCGGTGGCCGCATTCTTCATGCCTGGCTATCATGTCGAGTACGGCCCATGGGCGCTGGTCGGCTTTGCTGGCGTGGCTTTCACCTTCGCCACGTCCGGCCTGAACGTGATCGGCATCGCGATCTACGACCAGCTCCGCGCGCTGACGACCGAGGCCGAATATGCGCGCACCGAGATCGCCTACCTGCGCGAGGAGCTGCGGGGGCGCTAGTCGACCGGAGGTCGCTCTCGGGCCTGCCGTATTGCATCGTCGCTGATCGCCATCGGCTTGCGCTTGCGTGGCGCGCCAGCATAGGCCCAGCATACAACGTAGGTCCCAACCAGCACCAAAAAGACGAATGCAAACAAGATGGCTGATCGGGTGTCAGCGGTCACGATAGCCCATCCCTTCAATACCCAGCGTTGAAGCCAATCCCGAAAATCGGGAAATGCCGTCGATAAGCCAACGAGGCCGGCGCCGAACGCAAAGGGGAAGCGGCCCATCGCCGCGCGAATCGTGGGCCAGCGCATGGCCAAAGGTTATCTGCGGTCGCGGCATTGCCAACCCCACAAACCCATTTTCCTACAAGCCCGCCGGTCGTCATGATCGGCACCGCGACTATACCTGATAAAAAAGAATATGCACACAGGCATTTTTACGCTTGTAAATATGCCTAGAAGCATATAGACCGTTTCCAACAGCCGGACACGCTCCGGCCAGCTTGGAGACCCCCGATGGCCATTCACGCCGACTTCGACACCAGCACCGCGACCGAGATCGGTTGCGATCTGCTGGCTGGTGCCAGCGACATTGTCCGCTTCGACGGCGCCACGATCTCGTTCCGCAACGACGCCGATCTGGTCCGCCTGTTCGCAGCGGACGGCAACCGCGCCGATGCCCTGACCGGGGAGGCGCTGTGATGCACAGCTACCCCGGCACCGAAGTCTATACCGGCCCGCGCCGCGATCCCGTTGCCGCGCTTGGCCTCGCGCACACCGTCCGCCGTAATACCGCTTGGCCGCAGTCGCCCGCCAACCTCGTCGGCCCGTTCCGCCTGACCACCGAGCGCGCGGTCGATCTCGCCGCCATGTCGCCGGCGGGCCGCGATCTGGCGCTGCAGGACGCCTACAACCTGTACCTGATCGAGCGTGACCGGCTCGAAGCTGGCGCGCTGATCTGGCGCCGCTGCGCCTCGACCCTGATCGCCCGCCGCTGGGATGCGGAAGGCGCTGCGTTCATGGTCGAAGCCCGCGCCGAGTTCGAGCGCGCGCTGGCCGATGTGCGGGAGGCGGCGTGATGGCCGACCTTCTCCAGCAGGCCCGCGACATTGCGGCGGATCAGTACATCCGTTTGCAGATGAAAAACCCCAACTCCAATCACGGCGCGGCCTACTGGGGCGCGCATGTGCAGGCCTACGCCGGTCACCTGCGTTCGGGCAGCTTCGACAGCAACCTCGAAGTCCAGACCGCGCTCGCCGCTCTTCGGAGTGTCGCAGCATGAACGGCGGCACCGCACAATGGTCGCGCGTTCTCGACGCCGCCGCCGCCGAACTGATCGCCAAGACCCGCGCTAATGCGCAGGCATTTGACGAACTGGGCAAGCCGTTCAGCCGCGACATTGCGCTGAACTTCGCCGCCGAGATCGAGGCGGGCGCACCCGCTGGCCTGTACCGGCACTGGATCAATGAGCAGGGCGCGCGGGTCGAAGGCATTCGCGGCGCCAACGCGGCCCGGATGTGGGCGGGAGGACACCGGTGATCGACACCTACAAGCGCCTGCACCGCCAGGAACAGGAATCACGCGCTGCCGCCGGGCTAGAGCCGAGCAAGTTTGGCCCGCTCACCAGCCTCGTAATCGGCTGCATCCTAACGCTGGCAAGCTGGCTCGCCATCTTTGCCATTGTCGCCTTCATTGGAGCCCTCATGTCATGACCGACATCCCGACCTATACCGCCGCCAAAGCGGAGCGCCTGATCCGTGCCAAGAAGGTGACTGGCGAATACCACGTCACCGGCTCGCTCTACCTCAGCGGCTGCGACCTGTCCGGCGTCACGCTGCCTGCCAGCGTCGGCGGATGGCTCGACCTCAACGGCTGCGACCTGTCCGGCGTCACGCTGCCTGCCAGCGTTGGCGGCTCGCTCGACCTCAGCGGCTGCGACCTGTCCGGCGTCACGCTGCCTGCCAGCGTTGGCGGCTCGCTCTACCTCAGCGGCTGCGACCTGTCCGGCGTCACGCTGCCTGCCAGCGTTGGCGGCTCGCTCTACCTCAGGGGCTGCGACCTGTCCGGCGTCACGCTGCCTGCCAGCGTTGGCGGCTCGCTCTACCTCAGGGGCGCGAAAAATCCCGATCCCACGCAGTGGTGGCAAGAAAACGGTGAGGCTACGCGCCGTCGCTGCATCGCTGTCTGCCCCCGTGATGGTTATGCGCTGGTCCAGACTGACACCGATCGATTCAGCGCCGGGTGCCGCAGTGGCCTGACGCGCAAGCAGGCGCTGGCGCATTGGAGCCGTAAGGACGCCCGCGCGAAGCTGTTCACGGCGGCTATACTGGCGGCGGTGTTGCCGGAAAGCGTGGCGGTATGACCCGCGCGTCCTACATCCTGATACATCAAAGCCGCGCCGGGACCGCGTTCCCGCCGGTTCGCGGCGTCCCCAGCATGGAGGAATGGGCACGGCTCCGCGCCGCCCGCCAGCCATGGTGGAAGCGTCTGTTCGCGCTCCCCCGCGCAGCCTCGCCGAAGCCCCACGGTGCGCGCCCGTCCCACATCGAAGCCGTCGAGGCCGGTTTCGATAACGGGGTCTCGTCCGATGCGGAATGAGGCCACTCCATATGCGGATCAGGCTGTGCGCCCCGTCGCTGTCGCAGGCGCTGTCGACGTCACCCGGCCTGCAGAGGGCTACTACCGCTTTCGTCTCCGCTCCGGTTCGGTCTTCGGCGGTGTGCGCATTTGGTACGGCGCGCCGTTGGACCCGGTGACGGGTGAAGAGCTCGACCGTTCGTGGCGCTGGCAGGCGCAGTTCAACGGCGAACCGATCGATCTGGACCGCGTCTGGCCGACCTGCGCGGGCGACCCGATCACCGAGGACGAATACCGGACCTACTGCGCCCGCCAAAGCTGGGCCGCGCAGAACGCGCCGCGCAGCGCCTACGCCGACCCGCGCAAGCGGATCGATCCCCTTTCCATCAACGACCCCCAACTTTTCTAGCCGAGGAGCCATCTGACATGGGCATTACCACCGCACGCAAGCTCGATGACGAGGCTCTCGCCCCGGCGCCGCGCGATCACAACAAGCCGCCGCTTGAAGAGCTCATCCCGCTCGAATTCCGCGAGCAGCTGACGTCCGAGCACCCTGACTTTCTGCAGCTGGTCGATAACCGCTGCGGTGTCGGTGACCGCTTCAGCGAGGGCTACCAGACCGGTGAGGCCGACCGGGCGAAGTGCGTCGATCAGGACACCTACGAGCGCTGCGGCAAGCTGGCGAAGAAGCTTCGCGCGATGGAGCAGCACGTTGAGGCGACGCACACCGTTGTGAAGGCCCCGTACCTGCAGGGTGGCCGTCTGGTCGATGCCGAGAAGAACACACTGCTCGGCCGCATCAAGGCGGCGCGCGAACGGGTGATGTCTCACATGGAAAGCTACCTCGAAGCCGAGCGGAAGAAGCAGCGTGAGGCCGAACTGGAGCGCTTGGCCGAACTGCAGCGGCAGGAAGAGGAGCGCCAGAAGGCGGCCGAGTTGCTGCGCCAGAATGGCATCAGCGAGGAAGTGCTGCCGGTCGCTCCGCCACCCCCGCCGCTTGCTGCGCCGGCGCCGCTGGCCGGTCCGGTTCGCACCGACGGCGCGACGATCTCGTCCGGCATCGAGTGGCGCTCGCAGGTCACCGACTACGCCAAGGCCTTCAGGAAGGTGAAGGACGACGCGACCGTGCGCGAGGCGATCGACAAGGCCATCCAGCGGTTCGTGAAGGCGACCAAGGGCCAGGTCGCAATTCCCGGCGTCACCATCACCGATCACGCCCGCGCCAGCGTGCGCTGACCCGCGCCGCTCTCCCAGCCACCGAACAAAGCAGGAATACCGCCATGCAGTACGTCAAGTGCAAGTTCCGCCCGTCCGACACCAGAACCTACACCTACCAGTGGAACGGCGAACCGCTCCGGAAGGGCGATGTCGTCAAGGTCGCTGACAATCGCGACCCAGCCGCATGGAAGCGCGTGTGGGTCGAAGAGGTCACCGACGAAGCGCCCTCGTTCGCCTGCAAACCGATCCTCGGGATCTACAACCCCGATGCCGAAGCGGCGGACCTGCCGGCGGCTGCCGCGACGCCCGCGAAGGCGGACAGGTCGGACTGGATCGGCGACCTACTCGGCGACGAAGCCGAATTCTGACCCCTCATTTCAACCGGAGAAAATGAACATGAATGCCCGTTCCCAAGCCGTCCAGCGCGCTGATGCGCAGATCGAAGAGAGCCGCCTGCGCGCTGTCGCCGCGCGCGACGCGCAGCGGCCCAAGCCCATGAGCGCGCTGGAATCGCTGGCCGCGCGCCTCGCGCTTGACCCCCAGAAACTGCAGGACACGCTCGCCAAGACTGCCTTTTCCAGTTGCACCAGCTACGAGGAGTTCCTCGTCTGCGTGATGGTGGCCAACGAGTACGAGCTCAATCCGCTGACCAAGGAAATCTATGCGTTTCCGAAGCGCGGCGGCGGCGTGGTGCCCATGGTGGCCTACGATGGCTGGATCAAGATCATGAACCGCCACCCGATGTTCGACGGCATCGAATACGAGCACATCGAAGACGAGAAGGGCGACATCAAGGCGGTCGAAGGGATCATCTACCGGAAGGACCGCACTCGTCCGACCAAGAAGATGGTCTACCTCGACGAGTTCAAGATGAACACCGATCCGTGGAAACAGAAGCCGCGCCACATGCTCGATGTGCGCTGCACCTGCCAAGCGGTTCGCCTCGCCTTCGGCATCACGGCGGGCATAGAAGGTGTCGACGATATCGACGGCGGAGAAGTCCGCCAGACCACTTCGCTGGTCATGCCCACATTTGCTCCTGCGCTGGAGCAGGGCGCCAGCGGGCAGGTCATCGACCAGCACAACCCCCAGACCGGCGAGGTGCTGCCGCGCGATCCGCAGACCGGAATGACGCAGGTCGACGAAGAGACCGCCCGCGCGCTCGATGCCGGTGAAGGCCGCTCCGACGACCAGTACGGCGACCAGCACGACGGCACGGTAAACGCGGCTGCTGACGGCCCCACACTCGACCAGGCCATCGAATACCTGCAGTCGGCCACGACGATTATTGACCTGAACCGGCGCTTCGACGAGGTGAAGGGCTACTTCGTGGACGACGCCTACGCGGCGGTCAGCGACGAGCGCGATGCCCGCGCCCGGGCGCTGCGTGGCGGGAAGGCCTGACCATGGCCAGCACCGTACTCAGCACCGCCGACCGGCTTGCCAACCTCCTCAAGGAGCACGTGAGCGCGGACCCGCGCGACTATCCCGACGCAACCACGCTCAAGATGGTCGACACGCTGAACCTCGACAGCCTCGACATGGTCGAGCTCATCATGGCCATCGAGGACGAGTTCAACATCAGCATCCCCGATGATGGTGCGGAACCGTTCGTTGCCGATCGCGGCGGCGCCAGCGGCAAGACCTTTGCCGACTGGGTCGCTTGGGTCGACGGGATGGTTGCAGCATGACCGCCGGCGCCATCAAGCCGAACGCACCGCTCGATGCCACGCAGGGCGAGCGGCTGATGGCGCGGGCCAACTGCGCCGCGCGGTGCCGGGACAGGGGCGAGGAAGAGCTCGCGCTCGCCTTTGAGGCTGGCACTCAAGATGAGGGCTACGCCATGCGGCACGAGGTGGCCAAGCTGCGGGCGGAGCAGGGGAGGGCGGGCGCGTGAGTCTTCCCCCATTCCCCGATGCAGACACCATCCGTGAGCTCGTGCGGTATGAGCCCGAAACCGGCAAATTGTTCTGGCAGCATCGACCGGCGCGGTTCTTTCCGTCCGTCAGGTATCAGAAAATCTGGAACTCGCGGCAGGCTGAGACCGAGGCATTCGTTCGGCTGAACGAACAGGGCTATCTTGTCGGAACCCTGCTTGCTGTTCCGCGCGCAGCGCATCGCGTCGCATGGCTTTGCATGCAGGACGAGCTTCCACCAGAGATTGATCACATCAACGGCAATCGACTGGACAATCGTTGGTGCAACCTCGCGGCATCCGATCGGCAAACTAATGCGAAAAATCAGAAGCTGTATTCGAACAACACGTCAGGATGCTCGGGAGTTGTCCTCACTGCCTATGGTACGTGGCGCGCGCAGATAGCTGTCGGTCAATCGCGTAAGATTTCGCTCGGCACTTATCGCACGAAAGAAGAAGCGGTTGCCGCTCGCCGCGCTGCCGAAATGCAGCATGGCTATTCAGAGCGGCACGGAAAGGCGGGGTGCTCAAGTGCTGCCTAACCCCGGCCATTTGCCTGAGGAATGCATCATTACTGATCCCAAGACGGGAGAAGTGAAGGGGTATCGCCTTGTTCACATTCGGCTTTTCAACGGGTGGGACAGCCGCAAGGCCGGGACCAACCCTTGGCCCGCTCGGGGCGGACGTCCTCCAACAAATTGGAGCATCCGCCGCCCGACTCCGCACCCTTTCGACATCAAGGAGTTCGAACCGCAATGACCGTTAATCACACCACTGCCGACGCCCTGATCGCCGACGCGATCTGGTGGTTCAAGGGCTTCCGCGCCGCGCAGCCCGCTGACGCCAGCGACCCGACCGACAACCTCGGCCACAGCTTGCTGCGCGTCCGGGAATGGCTCAATCGCCTGCCGCTCGGCGTGTCGCGGCTCCTGGGTACCAGCGAGCGCACGTTCGCCTGCGTGATCACCGAGCACGAGCTCGAGGTCATCATCGAGGGGCTGATATGCCGCACCAAGGAGGACCGTGACGCGGCTCTGGAAAAGGCGCGCGCAATCCACAAGCAGTTCATGGCTGAGTGCAAGGAAGTGACGGCGCACACCTATGCCGAGGTGCCGTTCTGATGAACGCGGTCGCGCTCCCCCTGACCGTGGCCGACATTGTCGCCGAGTACGAGGCGAAGGATGCGGCCATCGCCAGCGAGATCAAGGCGCTCGACGAAGCCTTCACGCGGCTCGATATGGCCGCCACGGTGCAGGGCGCTTATGTCGAGCGCGTGGCCCAGCGGCCTTACCTGCACATCGACACCCTGCGCCGGAACTTGCTCAAGTCTGGCTGGCGCGCGGTTTATCAGCGCCTGCAGATCGATGCGATTGCCAGCGCCAAGGACCGCAAGCTTTTTGAACAGGCAATGGTCAGCCCGCCGCCGCTCACGGTGGAGACGGCCAAAGCGACCTTCGGCGACTATCTGATCCGTCCCCGCTTCCACATCCTGCGCGGCCTCGCCGAGGCGTTTTGCGCGCTCGATCCGGCCTATAAGTCGCACAGCCGCGTCCGCATCGGGGTCAAGGGCTTGCCCAAGCGCGTGGTGCTGAACCACTGGGGCGGCTTTTCCAGCACTTATGGCCGCGAACGGTTCCAGGACATGGCCAACGCGCTCGCCGCCTATCGCCGCCAGTCGCCGGTCGAGTGGTGCGAGATGCTGGACATCGACGACCAGCACAAAGCGGGCAGCGATGCCGTGATGAATGGTCGCGTGCTCAAGCGGTACAGGAACGCCGGGCAGGAGGAAGAGTACCACGCCCCCGATCGCGGTCTTACCATCCGCAAGTTCGGCAACGGCAATGCTCACGTCTATTTCGACCAAGACGCGCTGCATGCCGTCAATCGCGCGCTGGCCGAGTTCTACGGCGAGGTCCTGCCCGATGCCGAGCCGGAGGGCGTGAAGCCCAGCTATAGCACTGCGGTAGCGAAGGACCTGCAGTTCTACTGGTCGCCACCCGAAGTCGTCGAGCGCGCGCTGGCGTTTGCAGGCATCCCCGATCTGCGCGAGTGGGGCCGCGACCACACCCGCCGTCCGGCGCCGATGCAGGTGCTGGAGCCGAGCTGCGGCGATGGTCGTATTCTCGATCTGTTGCGCACTTATGGGCACAACCGGTTTGGCATCGAGTACCATCGAGGCCGCGCAGCCGAGGCAAAGGCCAAGGGGCACGACGTCTTCTGCGCCAACTTCCTCGATTGCGAACCAAGGCCGTTTGAGGCGGTGGTGATGAACCCGCCGTTCTATGGCCGGCACTACCTCTACCACGTCAGCCACGCTCTGCGCTTCGTCCAGCCGGGCGGCGTCCTCGTCGCCATCCTTCCCGCCACCGCGCGCTACGATCACGGCGATCTGCATGGCGAATGGGAAGACCTGCCCGTCGCCAGTTTTGCCGAGGCCGGCACCAACGTTCCCACTACCATGCTCAAGATCAGGAAGCCCGCATGACTGAGAAAGCCCTGACCCTGCCGCTGTCGCTGATCCAGCCCGGCGGCAATCCTCGCCGGTTCTTCAATCCGGCCAAGCACGAGGAGCTGGTTGCGTCGATCCGCCTGCGCGGGCTGCTGCAGCCGCTGCTTGTCCGCCCCGCGCCAGATGGCGACAACTACCTGCTCGTCGCTGGCGGGCGGCGCTACCGGGCCGCGCTTGAGGTCTACGGCGCCGAGGGTCTGGTCCCGGTGATCAGCCGCGAGATGACCGATCAGGAAGCGCTCGAGGCTGCGATCGACGAGAACGACGTCCGCGAGGATGCCTCTGAAACCGAACAGGCCGACGCCGCGCTGCGCATCCTCGCCGCCTGCCAGGACGATCGCGCCGAGGCCGCGCGCCGTCTGGGCTGGTCGACCTTCAAGCTCGACCGCCGCCTTGCGCTCGCCGGGCTGTCCGATGCGGTGAAGGCCGCGCTGGACGAGCGCCGCATCAAGGTCGGCCATGCCGAGCTCCTTGCCGCCGTGCCAGCCGACAAGCAGGACAAAGCGCTGGAGACGATCCTCACCTCTGGCATCGATGTCGCCAAGACGCGCGAGCTGCTCCAGCGTGTGACGCAGAACCTTGCCGCGGCGACTTTCGACAAGACCGAATGTGCCGGATGCGGCTACAACTCCGCCCGCCAGCGCGCGCTGTTCGAGACCCACGTCGAGGATGGCCACTGCACCAACGGCGCCTGCTTTGCGCTGAAGGTCGAGGCTGCCGAGAAGGCCCGCGCGGTGGCGGAGCCTGTGATTGAACCGGATTCCGGAGAGGCGAGTGACGAGAACCGCTCGGAGGCTGTGCCGAGTGTCGACCGTCCAAGTACCCCGGATAGCCCGCCTGCTTCCCAGCCGGAGCAGGCGGGCGCCCCTGCCGCAACAGAGCCGCAGAGCAATTTGCAGAAAACGCAAAGAACTCAAGCCGCGCCCGCCAAGCCCAAGGTCACCTCCGAAGGCCTCCGCACCAAGTTGAAGCCGGTGCGGGAGCAGGCCTGGCGCGCCGCCGTGGCCGCTGCGATCGCCGAGAGCGCTGATCACGTCCGCATCGCCGACTTTGCTGCGCAGTGCGTGACCAGCGGCTTGCATGTCAGCTTCGATCAGGTCGTCAGCCTTGCGGGCTATCTCGAGGTCGATCTCCGCACGACATGGCGCGTCGACGGCGATTTCTTGCACCCGCTCGGCAAGGACGAGCTCAAGTTCATTGCCGAGGAATGCGGCTTGATCGCGCATCTCGGCACGAAGCGGTTTGCCAATGTGCTGGCCGGCAAGACGCACGAGATTATCGCCAGCATGCTCCACGCCACCGGCTTCGACTGGGCTGGCCGCATTCCCAGCTGCATGTCGCTCGACGGCAAGTACGGCGCGCCGCCAGCCGCCGAGGAGCCGGCCGAACAGATCGCCGGGCCGGAAAGCGACGAGCCGCAGGCCGACGTCACCCCTAAAACCGAAGAGGCCTGATCCGATGCTGATCACCAATCTGTTGCCGCTGCTCGCCCGCTATTCGCTCGGCTTTGACCTTGTCGCCGGGGCAGACGATGTCGTCACGCTTACCGTGATCCCGCGCAAGGCCGAAGGCGCCAAGCAAGCACTGGAACCCGGCGAGGCCCGCCCGATCTCGATCACCGGCACGGCGGCCGAGATCGACGAGCAGCTCGCCCTCGGCGCCGAGGGTGCGCTCGGCCAGATTTTCATCGCGCGCCGCGAACTGGCGGACCAGCTGGCCGAACAGCGCAAGGCCGCCGAGGACGCCAAGGCCGCAGTCGCGAGCAAGGCCAAGCCCGCCGCGAAGGCAGCGCCAGCGCCCACGCCCGCCAAGGCCGCACCGGTACCAACGCCCGCGCCAGCCCCGGCGGCGGACGAGCCGCTCTCCCTCTACTGATCGTCAGGAGCCTCCGATGGAAGTCACCACGCTCACCCGCGTCTACCGCTACGACGGCATCGACCTGCCGGTTCCGCCGCACCTCGCCGGCGATGCCGCCGCGCTGCGCGCTTATCACGCGACGCTCTACCCCGCGATCCTGAACGCCGAGGCGGTCGACCTGGGCGTGACCAACGGCGCGCTGGTGACCGAGTACCGCCGCGCTGTCGGCACCAAGGGCCGATGAACGGCGTCCCGCCACCGCCCCGCAAAACCCTTCTGGAATGGATCGAAACCGATGACGGCGACACGTCCGGCGATGCCCGCCCCGTCTGCAGCATCTCGCAGCAGGCCCTCCATGCGACCCTCGGCGGCACGCTTGAAGGCAGCGGGCACGAACCTCTTGCGCCGCCAGCCCAGCTCTTCCTCGCGCCTCTCGGCTGATCTGGCGGGCAGGACGGTTGCGCTGTCGCCGGCGGTGCCGTTCGGCTTCGACGAGCCGCTGCCGCCGCACCACAAGCTGATTGGCCGCTGGATCGCCGCACATCAGCCGAGCGACCGGGTGATGACCCGGATGGAAGCGCGCCAGCACATCGAGGCGGCGTTTGATGCTGCGGTTATGGACGCGCTGGGGCGCATCGACATCGCCGACTTCCGCGTCGTGGTCTTGACCGGCGATGTCGAGAAACCGCCCGCGCTTGCGATCATCTGCGACAGCATCGGGCAGGTCGAACTTGGCTGGATCGAACAGACCAATGTGCTTGCGAATACGCTCAAGGGCCGCGTCGCTCCGGTGGGTTGGCGCGCGCGGGCCTACAAGGCGCTTGCCGATACGCTCGCCGCCGCGCTGCCGCTCTTCACCTACGACGAGATGTTCGAAGAACTGGCGGGCATGTACTGGGACGGCGAGACTGAAGACGGTCCAGCCGTCCAGTCGGCAGAGATGCTTGGGTACGATCCCAACGACATCATCCTGCCGTCGCAGGTTCACGCCAAGAAGCCCGACTTCATGCTGGCCGAGAATGCCGCGCCGCTGAAGGGGCTCCCTCCCGCGCTGGCGGCGATCCTTCGTCGTCTCGACAAGGCCCACACCGCGCTGATCGCGATCAAGGAGGGCAATGCTTGGTGGTTCGAGCACGACCAGCTGCTCGAATACGCTCCGGAGTACGAGGACGCTGCCTACCTGCCGCCCATGACGCTGGTCCCGGTCGATCACTTCAATGCCGAGGTCGACGAGGTCGGGCGCATGGGGATGGAAAGCATCTTCCAGAGCGCGGCGGGGCTTTGTCCGATCACCGATGTCGCCGCGATCAATCGCTGGTTTGAGACGCTGCGCCTCGGCGCCGATCTGCTGACCGCTGCGCAGGACCTGATCGCATTCGATCCTTTTGCCGACCGGGGGCGAGCATGAGCGTCTCGACCGAATTTCAGGCGACGGGCGGTGGCCTGATGCTGTCGCAGGCCATCCTGCTCTATCAAGACAGTGGCCGCAGCAATTTTTACGACGCCCCCAAGGCTTTCGCCAGCATGCACGGCATCGAGGAGCAGGACGGCAAGCCGGTGATCGCCGCCGGCGCCCCGCTCACCCGCGCACACCTGCGCAAGTGGACCTCGCTCCTTGGCCGTGCCGCCGCGCCGGAAATCCTGCCCGAAAACGTGCTGGTTTCGCACCCGGACATGCTGGCGTGGTGGATCCCCGAACGCGTCCGCATGGCGCACTTCGCGATCAGCCGCCCGACCGCTGACCTGAAGGTACTCGGCCAGCGCACCACAGTCGCGGTGCCCTATCCGGCGCACCTGCTGATTGCCACGCGGCGCAGCCTCGGCGTCTATGCCCTCACGGGCAACAAGCGGCCCACCGCCGAGACCGTGGCTTGTCACTCGCCGGTTCTGAACGTGTTCATCGATGGCAAGCTCTGCTGGGGCAACATCGCCAAGCCCAAGGCGCTCGGCATCGCTGCGATGGCGCAATTCGAAGCGGCGGTGTTCGACTCCTGGTCGACGCATCCCAACGCCGGGCAGGATCAGGCCATCACCGGCAAGGGCGGTCTGGTCCGCCTCTGGGATGATCTCGCCGCGCGCAAGGCAAAGACGTTCCCGGTCCGGCGCCTGAAGCCGTTTCTGACGACGGTGCGCGGCAAGACAAAGGGCCAGCCGCTGACGGTGGGCCAGCTGATCGCGGGAGGCGCATGATGCTGGAAACCCGCGAGCCCGACGCCATCCACGAACGCCTTCGCAAGGCGGTGGAGAAGAAGCAATCGTCCTACCTCTGGATCCCGGAGCATTCGATCACCTTCACGCCGCGCTTGTTGCCGGTGATCTGCGGCGATGGCCGCGCGCTGTTCACTTTGAGGACGACCAACCAGCGGCCCGCGTACTGGATCATCCGGGGCTGCAGCACTTGGGGCTGTGGTTACGATCGCGAGGATTCGTCGGGGCCCGACTTTGCCGAGCTCACCGATGACCTGATGTACGAACTTGAGGACCACTTTGGGCGCGGTCGCTGCGGCTACTCCGGCAACAGCCTGTTTTATCCGCGCCGGGAACGCATCCAGTGGTGCCAGTGCGAGGAATGCGACGAGAAGCGCTGGAAGGCCCGCTGGCCAATGGTCGATGACGATGGCGGTTGCTCCTGGAGCCGCATGGACTGGCCGGAAGGGTTCCCGACCGTTCGGCACTGGCTGAGTTGGCAGGGCAACCTCTTGGACAACCAGCCGCGTTGGCCCGCCGATGTCGCGGTGCCGCTCCGCGCTCTTGATGTGCAGGTGGCAGCATGAGCCTCGCCGCCGACCCCACCGCCGCCGCGGTGCTGGAGGCTTTCCCCTGCCATCCGGTGCCGCCCATGGGCAGCGCACCCACCATCGATGCGCTGCGCGAGGCACGCGCCGGGCAGGGCTTCATCGTTGGCCAAAACGGCATAATGCTGATCCTGCGCAGGCCGTGGCTGGCGCTCGATTACCGCGTGACCGAGGGGCCGGAGTGCCATGTGCCTTACGGTGCGGTGGGCCCGGATGCGCTGCATTTCCGGTGCGGCAACATCCCCGCCGTGCTGATGGAACAGACGCTCGAGTATTTCATCGCAGCGCTGCCGAACGAGGCCGCGGCTTTTATCCTCTGGCACGAACAGGCGCGGACGTTCCGCCTCGAGTTCCCGGAGATCGACGCCGCGACGCCCAGCCGCCTTGTCTACCGGCCGCCGGTGCTGGGGCAGGGCTGGCATCTGGTCTGCGACATCCACAGCCACGGCGCAGGGCATGCGTTCTTCAGCGGTACCGACGATGCGGACGATGCGCACAGCACCAAGATCGCTGTCGTGGTCGGCACGCTCGGCACCGATTCCATCCCGACCTTCAAGGCGCGCCTCTGCGCCGGGGGCATGTTCCTGACCCTGCCAGGGTTGCCATTCGAGGGGGCGCCCGATGCAGCCTGAGAACCGTCACTACCTGCCCGCCAATATGCAGGACCGGGCGCTGAAGCTGCTGCTGATCGGCTGCGGCGGTAACGGTGCCCAGATGCTCATGGGGCTGGCCTCGCTCGATACGGCATTGCGAGAGATCTCGTCGCGCTCGCTCGATGTCACCGTGGTGGATGACGACACCGTCAGCGAGGCCAATCTCGGCCGCCAGCCGTTCTACCGCTGCGATCTCGGTAATTCCAAGGCGCGCACGCTGGTCGAGCGGATCAACATCGCGCACGGGCTCAACTGGCATGCCGTGCATGGCCGGGCACCCGGGGCCATCGGCGTCGGCGGCCACGATCTCGTCATCACTTGCGTCGACACCGCCGCCGCTCGGCGCGCGATCGGCGCCGCGATGCAGCCAGACCCGCAGAACTACAATCACATCCCGCCCGCCTACTGGCTCGATCTCGGCAACCGCGCCACCGACGGCCAGTTCCTGATCGGCCAGCCGGCGCGCAAGTACGATCGCGACGATCTGCGCCGCCTCCCCACCGTGCTCGAATACTTCCCCGAGCTCGCGGACGAGACCGTGGTCGAGGACGACGCGCCCAGCTGCTCGGTCGCCGAAGCGCTGGAGCGGCAAAGCCTCTTCATCAACCGCGTCGTCGCCAGCCATGCCCTGGTCTTGCTGTTCGAACTGCTCGGCCGCGGTTCGATCGGCCACGCCGGCGCCTTCATCAATCTCGCCAGCGGGCAGGCCGTGCCGATCCCGCTGCCCCCAATCCCGAACCCCACCGCGCAGGAGGCGCAAGCAGCATGAGCGAGACCAATCTGACCAACCTGATCAGCAGCGCTGTCGCTGCCCGCCTCGATAGCGATTTCATCGAAAAAGAAATCCAGACCCGCGTCGACAAGCTGATCACCGAAAGCATCGACCGGGCGCTGCGCACCTACAGCGAAACTGGAAAGCTGATTGAGAAGGCGGTGGAGGATTCGCTCCGCGTCGAACGCATCGATCTGCCGAGCTATGGCGTCACCGTCGCCAAGATGGTGAAGGCGGCCGTGGAGCATCACGTCGCTGATATCGTGCAGGGCCGCCTCAAGCAGGATGTGGAGGAGCTGCTCCACCTCGCGCCGAAAACGGTGAAGCTTTCCGAGATCGCCGAGATGATGCTGGAGCAGCACAAAGGCGACGGTGAATATGGCGAGGTCACCACCTTCATCATCGGCGAAAGCTCGTACAAATCGCGGTGGTTTTATCTCGACGACGAGAAGGTGATCAAGGAGCGTGACAAGTACAGCTGCAAGTACCGACTGCTGGTCGGTGATGACGGCATCATCAGCTCGGTTTTCATCGGGGAGAGCAAAGCCAGCCCCGACCGCTGGATTGGCCGCTCTTACGGATTCGAACAGCGCCTTCGCGCGTTCGTCGCATGCGGCACCGTGATCGAATTCGACACGGAATACCCCTGCACTACCGTGGGGGACTATTGACCATGATCACCCAGCAAACCGCCACCGATATCGCCGTGCTCTACCGCGATATCGAGGCTGCCGAAGAGCTTCTCAAGCAGGTCAACGACGCGGTCGACAAGATGCATCAGGTCGACATCCGCGATGTGTTCGGGCGGCGCCAATATGCCTTGCAGCTCGGCATCCCCAGCGGCGGCAACGGCCACCGCATCCTGCACGTGCCCTATCAGCTCGCAATTCCGGTGATCGAGGCGACCATCGCCAGCCACCGCGCCGCGATCAAAGCGCTGATGACCAAGGCCCGCGCCGAACTGGCGGGCGAGGCGGCGCAGGCATGAGCTACGATCAGATCACGCGCGATATCGCCCGGAAGGCTGGCGAGGATGTGTGCGCCGCGATCAATCGCAACATGGCGTTGGTCGACGATCCGATGAGCAAGACGATGGTGGCCATGATGGCCGCCGGTCAAGCCTTCGCCATCCCCGCAGCGCTGCTTGCGATCAAGCTCGGCACCGATCCCGAAACCGTTGCCGACGTCCTGATCGCGCGCGTTCGTCCGATCATTGTCGATGCCATCAAGGAGCTTGCCCGTGCCTGAAGCCACCCCCATCGCCGCCATGGACCTGCCCGACGGCGACTACGCCATCGTCGAGGTTCTCGGTCACCGCACGCTGATCGGCCGCGTCGCCGAGATCGAGCGCTTCGGCACCAAGATGCTGCAGATCGAGCCGCTGTTCGGAGATGTCATGCTGGCCCCGGTGCTGGTGGGCGGCGGAAGCCTCTACCAGTTCACGCCGTGCTCTGCGGAGACGGCCTACGCGCGGCGACCCAAGCGGACCTACGAGCTTCCCGGCAGCGTTGCCGCGACAATCCCGCCACCGGCGCTGCCGGACAACAGCGAATTGCCGTCGTTCCTAGTCGAGGATCACGCGGGTGCCGGTGTCTGCGCCCACGACGCAACCGAGGACGACGAGGACGGCAACCAGATGTGCATCACCTGCAAGGAGGTCATTTACTGATGGCCGCCAGCAAGATCGAATGGACCGACCGCAGCGACTGGAACCCGATCCGGGGCTGCACTCGCATCTCGCCCGGCTGCGGCGGCCCCGGTGATCACGGCGGCTGCTATGCCGAGGCGATGGCCGGGCGCTTCTCAAAGCCCGGCCAGTGGGGCCACGGCTTTGCCGAGCGCACCGCCAAGGGCGGACGCTGGACCGGCGAGGTCGCGATCCAGTGGGACCGCATCGACCTACCGCTGCGCTGGCGCATACCGGCCAAGATCTTCGCAAGCAGCACCAGCGATTTCTTTCACGCCGCCTTGGAGATGGGCGACGTGGCGCAGCTGTTCGGCGTGATGATCGCAGCCCATCACGTGCGAGGCCATATCTTTCAGGTGCTGACCAAGCGGTCGGACATTATGCTGGCATGGCTGAACGAGTCCGAGTTCTGGGAAATCGCCAACGCGGCGGCAGGCGCGCACGTCATGGAGCGCGTCGATCCGCTCGACCGGCGCAGTGACGACGCCCGCGCCACGCTGGACGACTACGGTCCGAACAATCCTCCGCCCGGCATCTGGCTCGGCGTCAGTGTCGAGGATCAGCAGCGCGCGGACGAACGGAGAGAGGACCTGCGCAACACCCCGGCGGTGGTGAAGTTTGTCAGCTATGAGCCTGCGCTCGGCGCTGTGGACTGGTCGGGGTGGGACTTCGTCGACCAGATCATCGGTGGCGGTGAAAGCGGTCCGAAGGCGCGGCCTGCGCACCCCGACTGGTTCCGCAATGCCCGCGATTGGTGCGCGGTGAACGGTGTCGCCTACTTCCACAAGCAGAATGGCGAATGGGTCTCAGTCTACGACCGCGACCGCGACGATCCCCAATGGAACAAGGTGCCGAAACCGGGTGACTGGGATCGAAAGCGCTGGCTGAACCTTGCCGGGGGTCAGGGCTTCCACGGCGACAAGCTCAACATGATGCAGAAGGTGGGCAAAAAGGCGGCCGGCCGCTTTCTCGACGGCGTCGAACACAACGGCATGCCCGCATGAACCTTGATTACCTTACCAAGGCACCTTCATCGGCGCTGGCTGTCGAAATCATCGAGCAATGGGCACGCGCGGAAGGGCTGCTCTTTTCCGCCAACCCGCTCACCGGCAATGGTGCGGTGTTCAGCATCTGCAGGCGCTTCCGCTATTTGCTTTGGCGGCACGCGTCAGTGGTCGCGCCGTTCTTTGCGCTCGGCATGCTGAACCCGTCGACGGCCGACGCGGACGAGGACGATCCGACAATCAATCGCGGCATCGGCTTCGCGCAGCGCGAGCGGCTTGCCGGGCCTCTGGTGTGGAACTTGAACGCCTTCCGCGCGACGGACCCAGCCGACATGAAAGCGGCCGACGATCCGGTAGGTCCGCACAACAATGCGGCGATCGATCTTGCGCTGCGTCTGGCTGAGATCACCGTCGCCGCATGGGGTACGCATGGCCCGCATGGCGGCCGCGATCGGGACGTCTTGCGCCGCTGCGCTGCCGCCGGGCGCCAGCTACACGCGCTGAAGCTGACGAAAGACGGTCATCCCGGTCATCCGCTTTACCTGCCAAAATCGCTACGGCCGCAGCCATGGGAGTTCGATTGGTGAACGCCATCCCCGAAAGCACGCTCAGCGCTGCCATGGACCGCCTTGTGGCCGAAGGTCGCGCCGAATGGACTACCATAAGGGGCCAGCCGGCCCTGCGCCTCACAGATCTCGGCAAGGCCCTTCTGCGCCAGCCGCGCCAGCCGGAGACGGTGCAATGACCGCTTGGCCCTTCGGATCGATCCCGCCGCTCAGCTTCGACGTGATCCTCGCCGATCCGGCCACGCGGTTTGAGACATGGTCCGCCGCCGGCGAGGGCAAGAGCCCGCAGGCCCAGTACCCGACGATGACGTGGGACGAGCTCGCCGCGCTGCCCGTCAGCCAGCTCGGCCGCGGCGATGCCCTGCTGTTCCTCTGGGCCTGCTGGCCGACGCTGCGCGAATCCATCGCGCTGCTGGAAAAGTGGGGCTTCCGCTATGTCACCGGCGGCGCCTGGCACAAGCGATCCAAACACGGCAAGACCGCCTTCGGCACCGGCTATGTGCTGCGCAGTGCCAGCGAGCCCTACCTGATCGGCACGCTCGGCAGCCCGGTCACCGCCAACAACGTCCGCGGGCTGATCGAGAGCACCGACATGGACGTGATCGACGCGATCGCGCGCGGCCACAGCCGCAAGCCCGATGCGCAATACGACTACTGCCGCCGCCTCTGCCCCAACGCCCTGCGCTTCGTCGAGCTTTTCGCCCGCCAGCGCCAGCCGGGTTGGGATGCCTGGGGCAACCAGATCGACAAGTTCACCCCGGAGCCAGCCGCATGAGCACCGTGTCCTACGAAGTCGGCAAGACCATGAAGTTCCCGCTGTGGCTGATCTTCAGCGATACGGGCGAGGTGCGAATGACGCGGCGCGAGCCCAGCCGCCTTGCCCGCGATGAACGCGCGCTGTTCCTTGAGGCGACACTGCCGCTCTCGCTCTGGGCCACGCCCACGCTCAGCGCCCGCCTGACGGTCGAGGCGCCCGGCACCCCCGCCACGGTCAAGCTCGACCTCGCCGCCGCCAGCGAAGCGCTGAAGGGCGCGCTGGGCGTCGATATCGACCTTCAGGTGAGGGAGCCGGAGGCGTGATCCGGCTGCGCGAACTGAACCACTACCGCGATCGCGCGTGGGAGCTGGCCTGGGCGGGCGAGCGCGGCAACGATTTCTGCGGTGCGTTCGTCATTCCCAGCGCCACCGTTGCGGCAAACCGGCTGCGCTGCCTCGCCGTCAGGGAGGGAGGCTGGGATCATGTCAGCATCAGCTGCACCCTGCCGCGCTGCCCGACGTGGGCGGAAATGGATCAGATCAATCGCCTGTTCTTCCGGCCCGATGAAGTCGCGATGCAGCTGCACCCGGCCGAGAGCAACCACATCAGCGTGCATCCCCACACGCTGCACCTCTGGCGCCCGCACGAGGCGGCGATTCCACTGCCGCCCTTGGAGTTCGTTTGATGAAGGTGCCATCGTCGCGATCGGCCTTTGAGACCGAAGCCGAACTCGTCGCCGAGTTCCTCAGCCAGCTGGCTTATCAGCATCGCGAAAGAGGCAGCCCTTGGACGATCTATTCCGAAACCGCCGGGTGGGATGTGCTTCTCGTCCACAAGACCGGTTTTCAGCTCGGGCTTGAGGCCAAGCTTTCCCTGAACGCCAAGGTCATCGATCAGGCACTCGATGGCGCCCATTCGCGCTGGAGCTGCGACGGCCCGGACTATCGGGGAGTGCTTGTGCCGCAAGACAAGGTCCAGCACCATCTTGGCCGCATCTGCAAGGCCTTGGGCTTGGGAATCATCGACGTTCGGCCGCGTGAAGCCGGAACTTACCGGTATTTCGACATGCCTGGCGAAGACAGTTATCAGCAGAGCTGGCCGCACTGGTGCCCGGCCGAGCGGTGCAAGCTGCCAGACTTCGTGCCCGACACCGCCGGCGGCCACAAGTCGCCCGTCCAGCTGACAGATTGGAAGATCAAGGCGATCAAGCTCATGATCGTGCTGGAGCGGCGCGGCTACGTCACCAGAGCGGACATGAAGGCTCTGAGCATCAGTCCCAGCCGCTGGACCGATCCTTGGCATGGCTTTCTTGACCGCGCGCCGCAGCTCGGCGGCTACGTCAGAAACGGTCGCACACCCGATCTGCGCGCCCAGCATCCGCGCAACTATCCCGAGATTGAAGCGCAAGCCGACAAGTGGGCGGCAACCTGCGGAATCGATCTCAGCGTGGCTGCGGCCTTTGCCAACTTGCTGGACCTGCCGACATGACCCAGCTGCTCACCGAAGCCGAAGCGGCTCAGCTGCTCCGCATCGGCGAGCGGACGCTGCGCGAGCTGCGGAAGGCCCGGAAGATCCGCTATGTGGCAATCACCGCGCGGAAGATCGCCTATCGCCTCGAGGATTGCGAAGAGTACATTGCCTCCTGCGTGCGGCTCGATTCGGCCGAGCGCGGGAACGATGGCCAGATGCAGGGCAAAGGCGGACGCGGCCGGGCCAGACCAGCCGCATCGATGCGGACCGGCAATATCGTGCCCTTCAGCCAGAGGAAGGCGCTTGCTTGACCGTCTACCGCCACCAGAACAGCCCCTACTGGCACTACGAATTCCAGATGAAGGGCGTCCGGCACTACGGCTCGACCTTCTGCACATCAAAGCGCGATGCCGAGCGCTTCGAGCGCGATCGCCGGACCGAGGCCGCGACCGGGCGCACCGAGAAGCCATCGATCACGCTCGATCTCGGCTTTGGCCTGTTCTGGGAGACGAAGGGCCGCTTCGACAGCGCGCACAAGACCACCGAGTACCAGATGGCCAACCTGCTGCGCCTGCTGCCAGCCGGAATGCTGCTGCACGATCTGGACGACATCACGATCAGCGCTTTCATCGCCCGCCGCCGCGGCGAGCCGAAGCGCAGCCAGGTGGCGAAGCCGCGCAGCGCCAGAAAGGGTCGCAAGGCCAAGCCAGCCGCACCGGCCGCGCCGATATCGATCGAGTACGTCTCGAACGCCAGCGTCAACCGCGAGGTGCAGCTGCTCCGCCGCATCATCCGCTTCCTCGCCAGCCGCTACCGGGCACCAGAGATCGATTGGGCGCAGCACAAGCTGAAGGAACAGGAAGGCCGTGCCCGCGAGATGCAGCCGGATGAGGAACGCGCCCTGTTCGAACGCCTGCGCGCCGAGGACAACGACCTCGCCGATCTGGTCGAGTTCGCCATGCTCTGCGGCACCCGCAAGGACGGCGCCCGCACGCTCCTTTGGTCCAAGGTCGATCTGAAGGCCGGGTTTGCCGAGGTGCACACCAAGGGCGATGTCTGGCACCGCTTCCCGCTCACCCAGCGCATGAAGATGATCATCGCCAATCGGCCCAAGGTCGGGCCCTATGTGTTCACTTACGTCTGCCGTCGCCCGGCACCGCCGAAGATGGGACCAGACGGCAAGCTCCAGCCGCGCCGCCTCGCCGGCGAGCGCTATCCTTTCAGCAAGCAGGGCTGGGACCGCCGCTGGCGCCGCATCCTGAAGGATGCCGGGATCACCGATTTCCGCTTCCACGATCTGCGCCATACCGCAGGTTCTCGCATCACCCGCGCTGGCGGCCTACGCACCGCTCAGAAGATCCTTGGCCACACCCGGATTGAGACCACCGCCCGCTATGCGCACGTGACCGAGCATGACATGCTTTCGGCGATGGAAGCTGCAGACCAGTCCCGGAATAGTCCCGAAGCACTTCTGAACCGCGCCCCCGAAAAGCGTGCAAATTCAGGCGGTAAACTATAA